TGGTACGCGTCGGTCATCGAGCGTGGAGGCCTGGTCTGACCCTGGCCCGGGCCTCGCGGGCGAGCGGCAGATAGCGCAGGCGTTCGGGAAGTACGGGCACCACGGCCCGTACGACCCGGCCGACGCACCGCAGCCGGCGTTCCTGCGCGTCCGTCCACGGCAGTCCGATGGCCTCTCGGGCGTCCGGTGGCATCAGCCCGATCGTCATGAACCGGCGGACGCGGGCGAACGGCCCGCGCAGCAGCGGCCACAGCACCCGCAGCACCAGCCGGGCCGGCAGCGGCCCACGGTCCGGCGGCGGGACGGGCTGGTCCACGTCCACCAGTTCGCGGACGACGACGGTGGCCTCCACCTCGTCGGCCAGCATCTTGCGGTAGTACGGCCAGAACTCCTCGACGGTCTGCGGCATGTCCCTGTCGTGGATGCCCAGGACCCGGCCGACCTGGAGCCACTCCCCGTACAGTTGCCGCTCCTCGGCCTCGGTCAGTTCGCGCACCAGATAGCGAGCGGCGTGCCGGAACACGGGGAAGCCGGTGGCGTGGACCCAGGCGTAGTGGGCGGGGGTGAGCGCGTGGTAGTTGCGGCCGTGCGCGTCGGTGCCTTGAATCGTGCGGTGCAGTTCCCGGAGCCTCCTGCCCTCCTGGGCCGCCGCCTCACCGCCGTAGACCCACAGCTGGAGCGAGCGCAGGGAACGTTCACCGCGGCCCCAGGGGTCGGTGCGGAAGACGGAGTGGTCGTCGACACCGGCGCCGACGGCCGGGCGGGCGACCTGCAGGGTGAGGGCGGCGGGCAGCATCAGCAGCGTGCGGATGTCACCGGTGAGGCTCCACAGAACTCCGCCCGGCGGTGGTGGCTGGGGCTCGTCCGCGGCTGCCCTGCTCATCTGTTTCCACGCTGCTCTCTGCTCGGCCCGCCTGTCACCTCCCAGTATGCGCCGTGTGGATCACCGGCCCCACGAGCCTCAGGCCCGGCCCCTGCCCCTGCCCACGCGCATGACCTCCGGCAGGTCCTCCTTCCCCAGCTGCTTCTCGGCCGCACCCGGTGACGAACGCGCGTGCGGATAGCATCCGGCTCATGACGGATATCGTGATCAGGTCCGCCGTCGCGGACGACATCCCTGCCATCGTGGCCATGCTCGCCGACGACGCCCTGGGAGCGACGCGTGAGTCGCCCGACGACCTGAGCCCGTACCTGACGGCGTACGAACGGCTGCGGACCGACCCGAACCAGCTGCTGATGGTGGCCGAGCGCGGTGACACTGTCGTCGGCACCCTCCAGTTGACCGTCGTTCCCGGCCTGTCCCGGCGCGGCAGCACCCGCTCGATCATCGAGGGCGTGCGCGTCCACACCTCGGAGCGCGGCCGGGGTCTCGGCCGGCAGCTGATCGAGTGGGCGATCGAGGAGTCCCGCAAGCAGGGTTGCCAACTGGTCCAGCTGACCTCGGACGCGGCCCGCCCCGACGCCCACCGCTTCTACGAACAACTCGGCTTCACCGGCTCGCACGTGGGCTTCAAGCTCCCGCTCACCCCCTGACCGTCGGGCGGGAGACAGAAACCGGGCACCTACCCATTACCAGAAGGTAACTACGGCTGCTTTGATGTGCGGCGCCGGTCCGTCGACCGGTGGAACCCCCCACCATTGAACGGGAGATTCTGTGCCGCACTCCGAGCTCCGCCGTGTCCCCGGCGCCGCCTTGTCCGCCGCCCTGTCCGCCGTGCTCGCCGCCACCGCCCTGGCCGGCGCGGCGCCCACGGCCTCGGCCGCGCCGGCCGAGACGACACCGCGCCTGAAGGTCCTCACGTACAACGCGTTCCTGTTCAGCAACGCTGCCTAACTGTAGTACATGATCCAGGCTGCGGGCACGAGAAAGCCCCGGTCACCGGGGTAGCAGGCCAGTAACCGGGGCTTCCTTACCCACCGCCACCGCCGACGATGGGGGCTTCAGGAACGGACAGGGAGCGGCGGCCGACCTCACCGACTCCGCTACCCTGCCCGCCCTTTCCGCGCGCCAGGTGTGACGAGCACCCAACGCGCGGGTCTATGGGGTCACGCGGGCGGATCAGCCACGTCGTCAGCCGGCGACGGGTAGACGCGCCAGAAGTTCGTGGTGATCGCTCGGTAGGACCGGTGGGACGGGTTCTTCCCGACGTGCTGAAGCGTCCAGAGCTCCGGGGCCAGTTGGTCTCCCTCCGCGGCCTCCGACGGCTCCAGGCACGTCGTGCATTCCACGTGGTGTATCGGCGCCTTCGGCGCTCCAGGCTCAATGTCGGGACGCAGGGTCCACGTCACAGAGCGAATGATTGTCCGCAGGCTCATGACGGCCGCCTCTTCGCGTGTGGGTGGCGGCGGATTTCGACAGCCAGGTCCGAAGCGTGCGACGGGTCAAAGGCAGGACTTCCCGCCTCCCTTGCCTGTGCCCATTGACGGGCCAGGGCCGCGCACACGTCACAACCGGGGACTGGCGTGGGCGGATCGGAGAGCGGGTCCGTTAACTGAACTGGACCCTGCGTCGTCCTCTGTGGAAGCGGCATACGTCTGCCCTCTCGCCATGAAAGAGATCACCCGCCGTGTGCGGGTCGGCACCACTAGTGTGTCTGCTGAACCGTCAGAAGTGCAACAGGAAGTCTGTGTTCTGCAAAATTGCATATTCACGTCTCCGGCAAATGGCCAGCTGTGGAATCCTGTGGTCTGCGCCGACCAACTGGCGTCACACTGAGACTCGGACTGAATGGGGAGGAGGCGGCCGCATGAGCGATCCCACCGTTCGCCGTCGACGACTGGGCGCAGAGCTCCGGCGTCTCCGAGAGGCTGCCGGCCTGAAGCTGGACGACGTCACAGACCGCACGGGACTACCCGCAGCGAAGATCTCCCGCGTCGAAACGGCGCGCATCGGCGTCAAGCCGGCCGACCTGACGTCCCTTCTGGACCTCTACCGAGTCGACGACATGGCGAAGCGGGACGTCCTTCACGGTCTCTCCCGCGACGGGGCACGCCGCGGATGGTGGCAGACCTACCGTGACGCCATCTCCCCCGCTTACGCCGACCTGATCAGCCTGGAGGCTGACGCAAAGTCGATGCGGTGCTATGAGGCGACGCTCATCCCGGGACTCCTGCAGACAGCTGCCTACGCTCGAGCCACAATCGACGCCATCAACATGACTTCGACCCGCGAACACGTTGACGCCCTCGTCGAAGTCCGTCAGGCGCGTCAGTCCGTCCTCACCCGCCCGGAGCCGCTCGAGCTCTGGGCCATCGTCCACGAGGCGGCTCTCCGGCCGCGCATCCCTGCGGGGTCACACGTGATGCGCGATCAGCTGCAGCACCTCTTGGACCGCTCAGATCTTCCGCATGTCTCGATACAGGTGCTCCCCTTGGACGCTCCTCCACACCCGGGGCTTTCCGGGCCGTTCGCCGTCATCGGCTTCCCGGAGACGTCGGACATGGACGTCGTCCTCGTGGAGAGCTTGACGAGTGCGCTCTACGTCGAAGACAGCGCGGAAGTCAGTCGGTACGGGAGCGCCTTCGAGCGACTCCGCGCGGCTGCTCTCCCGTTCGACGAATCGGCCGACCTCATCGCTAGGACTAAGGACAAGATCCAATGACGCACATCATCCGCGACGCTTCCGCCTCCGGTCTCGAGTGGACGAAGTCCAGCTTCAGTGGTGGCAACAACAACTGTGTGGAGGTGGCCCACGGCGTCGCAGGCGCGATGCCGGTTCGCGACTCGAAGCGCCCCTCCGGCCCCGCCATCGTCTTCGACGACTCCGCGTGGGGCGTCTTCGTCGACGGCCTGAAGGGCTGAGGCTTCAACGCAAAGAGCCCCCTACCCGGCGTGGGTAGGGGGCTCTCATGTGTGGCTACCGACAGCACATCCCGCGGTGCTGACACTCGTCCGCCGGGTGCCAGTCTCCACGGCATCCACAGGTGCAGCCTCCGAGGATCTCGCGCGCTTCGAGCTTCCGCGCCTTCGCCATGAGCAGCTTCTCCGGGACGTCGATGTCCATGGCCTCGTTCAGCGTCTCGTGGACGTCCCACCTGGATCGCCATCCGGCGGAGTTGGCACGCGCGGCCTGAACGGCGCTCATGAAGACGTCGTCCGGAATGTCTTTGCACTGCATTAGCGCGTCCTCTTCCGAAGGCCGTTACGGGCGACGTCAATTGCCTGCCGTCGGCCGATGTGCGCGCACCAATCGGCCACGTCGTTGAAGGTGGGGAGCGTCTCGAGCTCCTTCGCCACCTCGTCGCGGACCCGCGCCTCCACGGCGTTGCGGTAGGCGTTAAGGGCGTCTTCAGAGAGAACGAGTCCGCCTCCGTCGTCAACGATGTGACCACCCGGGAGAGCACGCTCCAGAGTGCCGCGGGCTTCGTCCTCGTCGTACTTCAGGGGGTTGAATGTCATCACTTCTCCTCCTCACGCGCCTACGAGGCGACGGTTTTTGACTGTCTTGCACTCGAGCAGATCGACGAGCACGCTCTTCGGGGTCGGTCCCGGGTAGCGCTGCACCTTCCCCTGAGCGGCCCATCCGCGGATCGTCTCCGGGGCAACGTCCAGGGACTCAGCGGCACGGGCGTAGCTCACGAGAAACGGCTCGTGGTCGGCCTCCTCCGGCTCCGCCAGTGGCTCCGGGTCCGCTTCCTTCTCAGGCTCCTTCGCAGGCTCTCCAGCGGGCTCCTGTGGCTCCACGGGCGGGAGTTCGGGCGCCCCCGTCGCGGCCAGCTTCTCCGCCCGGTTGCTGTGGACGAGCAGCGTTCCACCCAGGAACGCAATCGCCGGCCATCCCGCCACGACGACGCGGAGCCACGTCGGAGGGTTGGCCAGGTCCATCGTCCCGGACGTCGCCACGTTGGCGCCCAGTGACGCAGCCATGGCCGTCAGGAACCAGAACCATCCCGCAGCGTCCCCACGCGTCCGCATGCGACGCCAGGCGACGACGAGGAGGAGATCCACGCTCACCGGGTACGCCCATGCCTTCCATCCGCCCTGGCCGGCCGCCGCTGCAATGTCGTGGATGTGGGCGAACGACAGGGCCGCCGCAATGACGGCCTGGATCAAAATGGGGTCCAGGCGCTTCAGCCGGTCCATGGCTCCTCTTTCGTGTGCATGATCGTGAGTAACTTGTGCAGCGGAGCCCCTGCGTCCGCAATTCGCAGGGGCTCCAGGGTGGTTCAGGCCGTGAGTTCGACGGGGACGGCCACGGGCGCCGGCTTCACGCGCAGGACGCCCGCGGGGACGCGGTCCCCACACACCATCATGAAGCGGTCCATCGTCGACTTCGGCGGAAGGTCGTCTGCCTGTCGCCAGATGAAGACGACGCCCGGGGCGCGGTGCTCGATGCGGTCGACGGTGTAACTGCGACCTCCCCACGACGCTACGTTGCCGCCGATCATCACGTTCGGAAGGATGATGAGGTCGCCCTTCTTCAGGTCGTCCAGCGAGACACGCTCGTAGCGGTCGGTGTCAACGGTGTCCGTCACCTCTGCCGGCGCCTCGTCGACGACGGGAGCGGCCTTGGCGCACTGCGCCACGCACCAGTGGTGTCCGCACTCTCCGCCGATCTCCTTCGGGTGACCCTCGTCGCAAAGCTCGTACGTACCGGGGGCGTACCACTCAGCGCCGTAACGGCCGCTGCCGGCTCCGACCTCGTCCGCGTGGTCGATGGTGCCGCGGGTGGAGCGGAGGGCCTCGTCCTCGTCGCCCAGCCAGGAGCCCATTTCGACTCCGTTCAGGACGATACGCGTGTGGCCGAGGTCGGCGCCCCGCCCCTTGACGACCTTGATGTTCCGGCCCTTGTAGGTCTCGCGCTTCATGGTCTCTCCTCCGTCAGTCCCTTGCGTTGCCCTCACTATGACATAGCTGTGTCGGCCGACACAAGAGGCATCGGCCGACAACTTCCGCTAGTCGACTAGCGGAGCTCCTTCAGCAGCGCGACGAGCCGGCCGGAGGGGAGCGTCACCACGTATCCACGAGGGACCTTCGTCCGCGGCCATCCCTTCGTGTACGCCTCCCGGATGAAGCACCGGTAGGCCACGACGTCGACGAGGGTCGAGCCGCCCCACTCGAAGCTTACGCGGAACACGGGCGCCTCCTCACAGTGCGCTTAACGGTGATCTCGTCGTCGACGGAGAGCCAGACCGTTCCGGTCTCCGTGATGACGATCGCCGTCCAGCGGCCGGAGTGGCGGGCGTTGAAACGGGCGGTCCACGTCTTGCCGTGACGCTCGAAGACGTCGCCGGCCAGGATGTTGATCGCGTCGACGGTGACGTCCTGGACGATGAAGGGTGTGGTTTCCATGGCTGACTCCTTCGTCAGTGCCAAGTGGTTCAGGAGGAGGAGCCCCCGCCTCCGCAATTGGCAGGGGCTCCAGATGACCGGCTCAGAAGCCGGCCGCGACCAACCAGTCGGGCTTGTCGACCGCGTTCACGAGTTCCGTGTCGTCGAAGGGTTCCCGCTCCCCGTCGATCGGGGCCAGGACGCCCGCGCCCAGTTCCCCCGCGACGAGCGGGCGCTCGTCGTAACCGAAGTCGAAGCCCTCGTAAAGCGCGTCCTCCGCAGTGCGGGTGATGTCGTCGATGGCCTTCATGATGTCTCCTCTTCCTTTGGACTTCCGTAAGTCCCTGGCGTGGCTCACTATGACACAGTTGTGTCGGCCGACACAACCCCCATCGTCAAACCCGCTTCAGGAGCGAGAATCCCGTCCCGCTTCCTTCGCACGACTGCAGCACGAGTGCCGCTCCCCCGAAGTCAGGGATTGCGCCTCCCTGCCGGGTGATCCTCATGTGCCCGTAGACCCGGTACGTCCCCGCCAAAGGTCCGTCAATGACGCGCACGGTGCGTCCGACGGCGACGCGGGAGAGCCACTGATAGCCCATGTAGTTGTGGCCGGCCAGGATGCGCCCGCCGTACATCGTTAGGTGGCCGTCGTCGATGCAGGACTGAGCGAAGCCGGTGCAGTTGCGGTAGTACGTGATCCGGATGTCCGTCGGCGGTTTCGCGATGGGGCGCTTCGTCGCGGGAGTCGTCTTCGGCTTCGCGACCCGCTCCGTCGGGGACGGGGACGGCGTCAGCTTCGTCCGCTCCCCCGCCCTCGTGGTATGCGGCTCCGGCCGGTAGGGCGACGGTGAGGAGATCCCCTCCGTCACGACGGGAACGGTCCCCATCGACGGCCAGGCGTCGGGCGCCTCGTCCGCGGACGTCGTCAGGGTGACGGCCAGGGCCGCGACAGTGGCGACGGAGGCGGACACAAGGGCCGCGCGGAAGGGGAGGCGAGAGGGACGGCTCATCATCACACCTGCCTCAAAATTTCGACGGCACCGTCTGACCACGCCCGGACGTCTTCCGTCGGCTCAAAGGGCTCATTGATCTGGAGCCGCGTGTCCACGCAGCCGCAGCACGGGTTTTCCATGTCGACCTCGAATCCGTCGGCTCGGGCGGCCCTGATTGCAGCCGCGATTGCGTCACGGTGCTGCCACTTGTCCATCACTTCTCCTCCTCCTTCGACGGCACCGGGCCGCCGGCCTTCTTCATGTCGGTGTGGAGCTGGGAGACGGCGCTCTTGCGGTTCGTCGTCGACGTCGCGTGGAAGCGGTCGAAGGCTGCGCGTATGGCGGCGTCATTGGGGTTGCTGCGCACGATGGCTCCTCTTCAGCGGCAGACAGCGGGGTTCAGGTGTGCTTCACGCACCGCTAGGGTCGGGCCCTCCGGAAACCCAAGCCGGCGGATCGTGAACTCCCCCTCGTCGACCGCGAGCACGACGTACCGGCTCCGGGGCTGACTCAGCAACTCGACGACGTTGGACACCTTCGGGGCGAACTTTTCGACGTTGCCCTTGTGGCACTTCGGGCAGAAGTACGAGTCAGAGACGCCGTCGCCCGTGGCGAACGATCCGCCGCATCCGGCGCAGTTGCGAAGGTAGGAGGTCATGACGTCCTCTCCGTCGATGGATGGTGCTTCGAGTACCCCGCCGCGGATTCGAACCGCGCGCCCGCCGGCACTGGGGGTGCCGGGTAGATCGGGCGATGCCGTAGCGGGGCGGACTTCGCTACCCAAGTTCGTGATGCTCGCCGCAGACCTCGCGCGGGTGGTCGCGGTAGTCGTTGCAGAGTTCTCCGGACCAGGCGTCGGGACGGTAGTAGGTCGTGCGCCAGGTCTCGGCGGCGTCCTGCGCGGCGTACTCGTCAGAGATGCCGCGCTGCAACACCGCGCCGTCAGCGTCGAAGACGGCGTGCTCGGGGTTGAGGTCGTGCTCGTGGTCAGGGTCCGGAATGCCTCGGACGCCATCCATGATCTTCTGCACGCGTGCCGACTCCAGTGCCGTCATTCTCGGTGTTGCTCCCATCTCTCCTCCTACGGCCTGCCTCATCAGGGGCGGGAGGCCATCTCCCGCGCGACGCCCCGGAGGGCGTTTCGGCTACGCGTAGCGCTTGCGGTAGACCATGTTCGACGCGATCAGCTCCCGCCCCTGCGGGCTGCGGACGTTGCGCTCCGCGCCGGCCCTGCGCTTCTCGTCCGCCTGGCGCAACATCCCGAACCGGTGCGTCCGGAGGAACGTCCGCTTCATCGCCTTGACCTTCATCTCTCCTCCAGTGGTCTGCCTCGTCAGGGGTGGGAGACCATTCCTCACCCGACGCCCCGGAGGGCGTTTCGGCTACGCGTGACCCTTGCGGTACTCGTACAGGGCATAAACGACGTCGTCGATACGGCCAGCGTCCAACGAGGCGTACAACTTCTCCAAGCGGTCTGGCTCTCGTTCGGCCAGCGTCTCGAAGCCGGCGCGGACGTCAAGCGAGAACGTCAGGGAAGGCACACCGTCAGGGGCCGTGATCTTCCGGGCGTGGGACCGCACCAGCTCTCGGGTGGAGTCCCACCGGCTACGTTCAGCCTGTCGAACAGCCTTCTCGGCTGCGGTGTACACGGTGATCTTTCCGGTCCCGTTGCATGCGAAGCAGAAGCCAGGGATACCGGACGCCCGGGGCACCTCACCCTTTCCGCCGCAGTAGCGGTGCGCCCGCTGGTAGCTCATTGACGGCTCCCTCGTCTCGGCCTGTCCGTGGAGTCCCCAACAGGGAGCGGTGGTGCTTAGCGATTCATGTCCTCAGCCTGGTTTGGAGTATCCATCCCTCCAGCCACACCCTGCCCTACCGTATGGGCTACGGGTCACCGTGACTGCCAAGGTTCTTACCCAGCACGCCGTTGCGACGTCTCCCTTACGGGGCGCCTCTTGACTCCACCAGAGTCGTTCTCGCCTTGCTGCCGCTCCCTGTTGAGTTGTTCCGCCAGTTCCGTTAGTCCCTGGCGGATCTCCACTATGACACACATTGGTCGGCCGACACAACCCCCTAGCTCCGCTAGTCGACTAGCGGAGCAACACGAAGGGCCCGGAGCAAGCGCCCCGGGCCCTGTCGTCCTACTCGCCGGCCAGGAAGCGGGCCATGCGGATGATGTCCTCCACCGTGTGCGGAGTGCCCGTCAGGAGCTCCTTCGCGCGGGTGACATGCGCTTCACGATTCGCGACCCCGCTGACGAGTTCCACCTCATGGAACCAATCGGATTCCTCGTCGCCGTCCATGAGGACGCTGTAACGGAGTTCGCGGTCGTCGGGGTCGACGTGCCGCACGGAACCCAGCCGACCTACGTGCCGGCCAGCACGGTCGGTGTACTCCGACACGATCCGCACCCGGTCACCGATCTTGATGTCAGCCATCGTCACTCCCCCGCCAGGAAGCGGGCCATCGAGACGATGGCGTTGTCATCGAAGATCTCGAGCTCCGACGCCAGGTCCGCGGCCCGCCGGATGAAGGTCTCGCGCTCGTCGGCCGGCTTGTCGACGGCGGGCGCTTCCGGGGCCGATACGGCGTCGGGTGCCTCGTCGACGAGTTCGACCTCCGCACACCACCAGTAGTCATCGTCGTCGAAGGTCACCCTGTACGGCTGCTCATCCGTGTCGATGACCTTCAGGGTGCCAACGCGGCCGACGTAGCCACGGTCCTCGTAGTCGTAGGCGTTCCGCACGACACGCACCCGGTCCCCAACCTTGACGGGTCGCGCCGGCTCGTCGACGATCTCCCACCGGTCCGCGTAAACCTTGTGATAGCCGAAGCCGTCCCACGGCTCATCCATCAGCACCTTCAGGCGTCCCGGCTGGTCGGTGAGGTCGTAGACCGTGCCAAGCATTCCCCGGGCCGCTGGAATGCCGGACGCCTCCAGTACGCGGACACGCGTGCCGACGGGGGGCGTGTCGCTGAACTCCGCCTCGCCCTTCTCCTCTCCCCCGTCGATCCTGTCGGCCAGGGCCAGGATGCCGCGCGCGAAGGTGCGGGCCTTGTCCGCGGAGAGGAAGGTCTCCATCTTGCGCTCTCCGTGGGAGCGGGCAGCGAGCTCGATGGTTGTTCCGTCGCCTACAGCGGTGATGGTGTCGTGGCGGCTGGCGGTGCACGTGGCTACGTACTCAGACATATTCTCTCCTCATGGTCGTGGGTAGCTCCGCTAGTCGACTAGCGGAGGTCAGTCGGTCTCGATGTGGAAGCCGTCGAAGAGGTCCGCGTCCTGCAGCGCCTCCACGGCGTAGCGGACGTCGTCGCCCCACATGGCGGCTTCGGAGGTGCGGACGCCCTGGACGTCGTAGTCGTCGAGAGAGGGAAGTCGGGACATGGCTTGCTCCTGTCGTTGGTAAGTGAGTGACTCACGCAGCCAGTGCCTGGGAGGCTGCAACCTTCTGCGCGTACTTGACGCCGCGCGCCCGCAGCTGGCGAAGAGCGACGAGCTTCAGCTCCAGATCGGCCGCGACGTCGTGGTCCGGCATCTGCGTCATGCCGATTCCGTAGAACGCCCGGAGCGCGTATGCCTGGCGCTGCGGGATCTCGCGGAGGAGGTAGCGGGCCAGCTCCCGGCGCTCCGTCGGGTCGGTGAAGTCGGAGTCCGCGTCCGGGATGACCTCCGCGAGCGTCAGACCGTCTTCGCCGGCCGGAGCGTCCAGGCAGTCCACGTCCGCCATGGCCTCAACCGTCGCGAGGAACACTTCCCGGGACAGCCTGCGCTTCGAGTTGGCGTCGGAGGAGACGATCATCCACGCTCCGTCGACGTCGCCCTCCGTGGTCCAGAGCGCACGCTTGACGCGAAGTGCGGTCGTCGGGTCGACGGACAGCGCACAGGAAGTGCGGACCCACGCCTCCGCCACGGTACGGCGGATGGTGTGGTGCGCGAACGTGCTCAGCTGCGCAGGACTGCCGTCGGTGCGGTAGTCGCGGACGTGCTGGATCAGCACCGCGCGTGCCTCTTGGAGGAGGTCTTCCGCGTCCTCCTGATTGGCGGAGGGAGCGACGGAGCGGACGGCGTGGCGGAGAACGCCCTCGTAGGCGTCGACGATCTGCCACATCGCGTCACTGTCTCCACCCTGCGCCGAGATGATGAGCTCGTTCGTAACCTGCGTCGGGGTCATGTCGTTCTCCTCCGTGAATGCTTCGTGTGACTTAGTTATGGGGTGCTAGCGGGAAGATGTGACGCGGGACTTTTGTGACGCAGGCCACACCGCTTGAGTTAGGCAACCCTTGCCGGAAGCTTTGGCCTGTGTTTCAATGGGCGCGTTAGTTACTCGCGCGTATGGGGACGACGAAGCCCCCGTCCCGTGTCGGGTACGGGGGCTATCGCTCCGCTAGTCGACTAGCGGATGTCAGAGCTGGAGTTGCTCGATCGGCAGACCGAACACCTTCGCCATGTCGACGTCCGCGACTGCAGCCGGGCACTTCTCCCAGCCGGGGACGCATACGAATTTGGTAACCGACGCCCAGTCGACGTCAGGGCCGCACATACGGTGAGCTCCGAGCAAGCCGGCCAGCTCGTCGAGCTCTCCGTCTTCGTCGTCCGTCAGCTGCGGCCCGATGAGAATGATCAAAGCAGCCCCCCGGGAGCCTGGACCTCGTCCTCCCCTTCCCAACGGGAGAGAGCTCGATCCATAGATGCGATGACGCCGCGAACTACCGCCACTGCGTAGGGCAGTTGCGCAGCGCCGCTGTTGAGTTCTCGCTGAAGCGCTCCGCGTGCCCCGTCAAGGACGATGCGCTCCGTCGGGCGGGAGGGTCCGTGCGTCGCCTGCCGGCCAGTTCCGTCCGCATCCACTCCGGACCGTCGGCGGCCCGGCATGGTTACTGCGTCTTCGTAGATCGACACCATCTGACGAAGCTCTGTCAGCTCGTGCTCGAGCTTGGTAAGAAGCTGCGTCAGTCGCTGTCCATCTGCGACGTGTTCAGGACTGTAGGTCACCAAACCTCCACGGGCAATTGCCTGACGGCTGATAACCGTCGGTGCTATGGGTCGTTTTGAGTGGTTTTCGCGGGCACGTAGGACGTGTGTGCTGTCAATAGCTGTGTCGGCCGACCTATCTCACCTGCGGTTATGTCGACCGACACAATGCAGACTTCAAGCAATCCTCGTGACCAAACCGTTACATGTGAAGGATGTGTGAGTACCCCTTTTCGGGGGTGTCGGTCTCAGCGCGTAACCGGTACGTCGCACTCCGCATCCAACTGACCTGCGAGGATCGCCAGCCAATCCGACATGTCCAGATCACACTTGAGTCGGTTGCAGTCGCGGCATGCCGGCGCCAGGTTCGCCCACTCATCACATCCGCCCTTCGCAAGCGGACGGATGTGGTCCACCTCCGCTACAACCATCGGGCCGAACGAGGCGTCACAGTAGGTACAGGAGTACCACTCCAGCTCCTCCCACCGTCGCAGAACGTCACGATGCGACGGGCCATCAGGAGGCGCCGGGGGCCGAAGCGGAGGCGTGATGCGCGTGGGACGAGCCACGGACCGCACGGTGGGCAGGCGGGTTTGCGCCACCGTGCGGACAACCGTTGCTGAGCGTCCTAGTGCGGGCGTCACTTGCGCCGCTCCTCCGCGGCTGCAGCCTCGTCCGGGTGCGCCGCGTACCACGGGTCGTTTTCGATCATGGTCTCCGCCTTCTTCATGTAGAGCGAGCCCCAGCTACGGCCGCCGACTTCGGGGTCTGTGTCGAGCGGGACGCCGAAGAAGTCCATTCGCATGGTCTCCCCCACCTCCCGCGCGACGTCGTCCGCGATGTCATCCGGTGCCGACCCCAACGCCTCGTCATGGATGGGGAGGAGGAGGTACTCCGTCAGCCCCTTGTCGTCCATGTCGAGCAGCGCCTGACACAGAACGTCGCGTGCCGTCGACTGGACCATGTAGTTCGTCGCGGCGTACACACGGTCCCGGTCCAGCGGGAGCCGCCGGCCGACGGGAGTCCAGACGATGTACCCGTCCGCGCGCGCTTCGCGCTGCAGCTTGTTGCTGTAGCGCTTGATCCCGCGATACGTCCGGTCGTAGGCGCCGATGGCCGTCTTCACGTCGGGAAGCGGGGCGCCGGTCTGACGAGACAGCGTGAGCGCTCCGCCTCCGTACACCTTCCCGAACCCGACGCCCTTACAGAGCTTCCGGTGAAAGCTCGTGTAGTTGGGGCCGTAGATGAGCTCCGCCGTGAAGCCGTGGAGGTCCCTGCCCTCCGCGATGGCCCGCTTCATGACGCCCTCGTCCGCCAGGGCCGCCAGGACGCGCATCTCCACGGCGGAGTAGTCGACGGAGAAGATCCGGTGTCCGACGTCGGGAAGGAGCGCCCGCCGAATCGTCCAGTCTCCCGACGGAAGTTGCTGAAGCGGGGGCCCGGAGATGGACATCCGCGCTGTCCGCGCCTGGAGAGAGTTGATCTTCGGGTGAATGCGCCCGACGATGTCCAGGCCGTCGCGCATGGCGACGCCGTAGGACTTCGACCACTTCCCCGCACGCTTCGAGCGGAGTACCGCGTCCGCCAGGGGATTCGGCTTCCTCGTCCCGCGGGGCTGCCAGTGCTGATCCAGGTCGGCCAAGTCCAGGAGAATGGACTTGTCCACCTTCAGAGCCCCGCTGTCAGTGGTCTCCGTTAGCGTTTCACCCATGCCCACAAGTGCTTCTGACACCTGCCTCGGAGCGTTCACCGACGTCACGCCGTACTGCGCTGCCTTACCGGCGTGGAGCGCTGCCTCCTCCTCCAGGCGCCCGACGAGGGGGCGGACGTAGTCCTGATCGACGAGCATCCCGCGGCGCTCCATTTTCGCGCACACGAGCATGACCCGGTGTTCGAAGTCGACGAGGCGCTGAGAGACGCCAGCGTCACGGAGGCGCTGCTCGAGCACCGGAAGCACGCGGGACACGAGGATCGCGTCCAGGCCGGCGTATTGGAGGTAGATCGGGTGGTTAATGTCGATCTTCGCCCAGCCTGTCGCCTTCGTCTCTCCGATGCTGCGGAAGACAGCCGTCAAGTCTTCCTGCGTGTCCGGGGCGCTCGGGTCGACGTCCCGCTCCGCCAGTTCCTTCAGCTTCAGTCCGTATCCGCCCTCGTGTCGGGGTCGCGGATCGAACAAGTGAGCGATAATCTTCGAGTCCGTCACCTTCGGGGCCAGCGTCGCCAGCGGCACCCGGAGGTGGCGGTCCAGGACGAGCATGTCGAAGGTGGCGTTATGGAAGACGAGACGAGGCAACGTCAGGAGCGCCCATCGGGCGGCCTCCTGCATCTCCGGCCGGTAGTCGGTCTGCAGGACCCACGCGTCGCGGGCGTCGCCCAGCTGCACCGTGCGGAGGCGGTACGTCGGACTGAAGGTGTCGAGTCCGGTCGTTTCCGTGTCGGCACCGATCATCCCGCCCGTGCGTGCCTTGTCTTCGACCCACCGTCGGAAGTCGTCCAGGTCTGTGGCCGTCTCCGGTACGCGGGTCATGGTCTCTTCGCCGGCGATTGTGTAGGGGAAGTGCTTCATGCGGTTCCCTCCTCTCGTTCCTGCCCGAAGATGTCTGTCGGTCCGGATGGCTCGTCGGTCACCTCGTCGACGCCCTCCGCCAGTCGACTAGCGGTCTGGATCTCTGCGTCAGTGGCGAGTCGGACACCGTCGAAGCCCCAACGGCTGGAGACACGGCGCTTCGTGAAGCCGCGAGATTCGAGCTCAACTCCCAGTGCCCAGCCGGAAAGGATCTCCTTACGGCTCAGCCCTGCGTCCTCCGCCCACTCCGCGTAGGCGCGACGGACGGCCATGGGCGCCACACGAGCGCCCTCCTCCTGGACGAGTCGAGCCGCGATGAATTCGGCTAGCCGGTCCTCTGATTCGCGGTAGTCCTGCGTGGCTGTGTAAACGGTGTCGGGCTCCTGGAGCCCGGTGGCGTACCACTCCTGAGCGCCCCTGACGGCCCACGCGAGGATCCCCTCCGCCTCCGCAGCCAGCTTGGCCGCAAGGGTTGTGTCCGCCTTCGCACCCTTGAAGGAGGCTTCGAACGGGATCAACTTCACCCGTCGCCAGATTCCGTAGTCCTGCGACAAGATGGCCGGCCGGTAGTTGCCTGCGACCATCAAGAGGAACTGCGGGACGTAGGTGAACGAGTTCTGATACAACGCCCGGGTTGTAACGGGGTCTCCGCCAGTCAGTTGTTTGATCAGACCTTCCGCTAGGCGGCTGTACTTCTCCGTTTCGCTGGCCGTCACGAGGCGGGCGCCGCGAAGTGCAGCCAGCTCCGGCGATGCCTGCCCCATGGTGGGGCGGGTCTCGAAGGTGCTGAATTCGGTTGACTTCGTGATGCCCTTGAAGGTGTGCAGGAGCGCACCCAGGAACTTCGTCTTCCCGTTCTTCCCGTCTCCGTAGAAGAAGGCGAAACACTCCTCTGACGTACTGCCGGTGATGCCGTAGCCGACGAGCCGGCGCATGTACGCCGGGAGTTCCGGGTGGTTCGGGAAGATCTCCGTCAGGAACTGATTCCAGCGGGGAGCCTCCGCCTCCGGGTAGTAGGCGACGTCTAGACGCTTCGTGATCATGTCCGCAGGGGTGTGCGGGTGCATCGTCCCCATGCGCAGGTTCACGGTTCCGTTGGCGACAGAGAGGAGCTCCGGCCGCGCGTCGAAGTCCTCCGCTCGAGCGGGCACTCCGGGCACGGAGGGAAGTTCCTTGATGACGGCGTCAATGCTCCTGTTCGTCAACGCCTTCAGTGCCAGCCGGCGCATGGAGTCATCACCCGACGCGATCAGTTCGGCGCCCATCAGGTGTAGTGCCTCGCGAACTTTTGCGTCGTTGCGGATCCACACCTTTCCGTCCCAGACGAGGAAGCCCAGACCCGGGGCGTACCGCACTCCCCCACCACCACGGTTCATGAAGTCCCGCAGCATGACGGCGATGCCCACGTCAGTGTTGTTGAACATCTGTCGCGCGGACTCCGACATGACTTCGAGCGCTGCATCCGTGGCAGGGACGTCCGGCTCCGTCGACGGGGCAGGGGACGGCTTCTCCGCCTCCAACTCCACGACCACGGCCGCGCGAACGGCGGAGTGCAGAGCCGCGGGGAACGCTTCCGGGTCGTGCTCTCGCCAGTCCGTCAGGTCGTCCCCGTCGCGAGGGATCTCGAGCCGTCGCACCATGACGCCAGCGCGGACGAGGGCGACGGCCAGGGAGTCCGTGAAGCCGGCTCCCGCACGGTCCCTGTCGCCGGCGATGACGACGTCAAGGTCCCGCAGTCCGTCCGCCAGTTCCGCCACAAGGGCGGCGTTACGGGCCAGTCCTGCGCCGCGGATGGCCACGGAGTCGTAGCCCGCTCCGACGGCCGTCAGTGCGTCCCCCGGGCCTTCGCAGATGAGTACCGTGTCGAAGCCGGCGCCGGAGCGCAGGACGCCGTACTTTGCCCACGTCTTCCCCTCCAAATTCGCGAGGGACACCCAGCGTGCGGGGCACTTCTTCGACAGGTCTCGTCCCTGCAGACCGCGGACCACGCCGTCGAAGCCGGCCAGCGGCACCGTCACCCGCGGGTAACGCGTGAAGCCGCGAGAGAGCCACGGCTGAGAGCGACGACCGGGAGCCGCGTAGCCTACGCCCAGATCCTCCGCCAGCTCCGGCGTAATACCGAACCGGTCAGCCAGGTAGGCAACGGCCTCGTCCGACGTCGTCAGTGCGTCGGCCGTCTCGTCGACGAAGGCTCGAAGTCCCGCGATCTCCGCAACGCCAACGGACTCCGGCGCCTTCGCGGAGATGGTGCGCGCGCCCTGGCCGTCGACGTCGAAGAGGTCGGAGGCCGTCAGATCCAGCTTCCGCAGGATGTCCGCGCGGTCGCAGCCTGTACGGCAGACGAGCAGAAGTTTTCCGTCCTCCTTCAGCGTGAGCTTCAGCGACGGATGCCGCTTGTCGTTGTGGGCGGGGCAGAGCGCTAGGTATCCGTCGTGGTCCTCCTCCACGCCGCTCAGTCGCGCCAGGATGTCCGTCAGCTTCAAGGTGTCTCCCCTCTCTTGTGCATGCCGAAGGGGCGCCCCGGAGGACGCCCCTAGCGGTCTGTGTGCGGTTGTTGGACTACTCGTCGTCGCTGTAGTCCTCGTCGTAGTCCTCGTAGTCCTCGTAAGTCACGGGCCCGACGAGGCCGGCAGACGTGGCGTAGTTCCACGCGTGTTTGTCGCCGCGTGTCATGGCGTGGGAGATCCACCCGCGGGCGTCCTCCGTAGACATCTCCCCGCCCTCGTACTCGTCGCCGTCGGGGTAGACGGTGAGCGTGCCGGAGAACTCAATAACTGCCTGTTTCACGCTGCCTCCCGGAGTTCTTCGTCGATGTCGTACCACCGGTCGTATGCCTCGTCCTGGAGCGCCTCCTCCATGACCTTCAGCCGGTTGATCAGTCGCACGTCCGTCGCCAAGTCCCGCACGACATAGCCGTCCGCTACGCCCTTCATGCGCCGCTTCACCACGGCACAACCGAAGGGCTGGCCGGCGTGGATGGCTTCCTTGTTGGCTTGCGCGATGTACGAGGAGAGCGTGATCTCCTTCTCCGCCTTCGCCTCCAGGGCGTGGAGGTAGTAGCCGTCGATGTCCCCGATGTCCTTCGAGCCCATCTGGACGTTGCGGCGGGCCGACGGGTTGTGGTGCTCACGGAGATAGCCGACGATCAGGGACTCCCACGCGGTGCCTTTGGCCTTATTCACTGACATGAGCCCACGTCCTCCCCGCGTTGATGTTCCCGACGGTCGCGCGGCTAATTCCAAAGCGGGCTGACAGGCGTGCCTCTGAGATGCCTATCCGACGCGCGCGACGGATTACGCGGACGTCGCGCTCTGTCACCTTTGACGCGTAGTGCAAGGCGCCTCGTTGCGCAGTTCCGTGCGCAACACAGTGGGCAGCGTTCTCCTTTGGCGTTGCCCAGACGAGGTTGGCAGCGCTGTTGTTGGTTGGGTCACCGTCAAGATGCGCCGCCTGATGTATCGGAGTGGGAGGTGGGCCGTGGAATGCTTCACACACTGCCCGGTGAACAGATACTGACTTCCCCCGAACCGTGACCTTTGCGTAGTCGGCTCCGGGAGCCGTGTAACCCTTGTACGGCCGGAAGACCACACCGTCGTCGGATGCCCACGCCCCCGGCAAGCTGGGCACTGGGCGGATCTCTGTCATCCGTTCTCCGCCTCCCTCATGAAGTCGTCCGTCAGCCACGGCCACGAGGCATAGCAGCTGCGGGGTTTGTCGAAGACGACAGGCTCCTGATCGGGGAGCGGCCAGACACGACGGGCGTTGATCTCGTCGTCCATCACGCTCCCCTTTCGACGTGCACGAGTGCCCCGGGGTACGCGCCCTCACGGACGAGCGTGTCTCCCATCTGCGCAGTGAAGACATCACCGTGAGGGCCGCGGAACTTCAGTACCAACGGTGGCGTGATCCAGTCGGCCAGCTCGTAGCCCGTTGGACGCAGGAACATGAAGGTCTCTGCGGGACTCCCCGTCAGATGCAGCGTGTGTCGGTTTTCGTCCTCCGGGTCCGTCATGGTGACGAACTTTCGCGGCTGAACCGCTGGCTTCTCTGGCCGGCAAGCGGCGACAAACCACACGAACATTCCCACGGCGATCAACAGGAACGCGACGGGGACGATCTCTCCGCCAGTCATCAGAACACCGTGTGTCGAACGTCGAAGTGCCTGCGCTCCGAGAGAAGGCTGACGATGTACTCCGCGGCGTCCAGCTCTTCGCCGTCCGTGAAGCTTCGCTTGCCGCACTCCCGGTCCCCGACGGTCTCCGGTTCGTCGTCGCGGTACTCCTCCGCGTCGCCGTTGTAGGTGTAGACGTCGATGTAACTCACTGCTCAACCCTCCAGGGGAGTTCGTCGTCCGGTGTCCCGCGCTCCACGCGGTAGAGAAGCTCCCAGCCGTCGGCCGTGCGCTCGTAGATCTCGCCCCCGCGGGCGGCGTAGACGGTGCGCCGCTGCTCTTCGTCCCAGTAGCCGTTGGAGTAGGCGACGGCAGACTTCGCGCGTCCTAGCCCAGCGTGGTACTTCACCTCCGGCCGACGGGACGGAACGATCGTCGCGTAGGGCTCCGGCTTCAGCTTCGAGCGGTACGCCGCGCAGCGTTCAGCCATGGGCTTGTAACTCACTCGCCCTCCAAGTAGTCGCCAAAGCTGAAGTCCGTGTCTGACACGACGTAGTTCAGGTGATGCACGGTGGCGGCCGACGGCGACAGGTCGTGCTTCGCCAGGCCGTCGAAGTAGGCGCGCGGGTCCTCTGTGTAGACGGTGACCGGATGCAAGTACGGGTCGTCGTCGAAGCGGGCGCGGATGCGGTAGATCTCTCCGTCGAAGACGCTCACTGCACATCACTCCATTCCGTGTACGCGCATTGGATCTCCGCTGACTTCACGTAGCTGAGCTTCTGGAACACAGTGCGCTGTCCGCGGGCGGCCCCGATGCTGTTGAACGGGCCGAAGAAGCGGACCGTCTCCCCCTGCCAGTCGGGGGTGTGCGTCTCCACACGAAGGCGGTAGACGTCCTGGCCGTCACCAACCATCTGTCGGGCCATCAGTACACCTCTTCGTCCTCGTCGCCCCAGAAATCACCGAACGACAGGTCGCCGTCCCGCTCACCCAGGACGTAGTGAACCCAGCGGGTTTCCACGGCCGTCACGTCGGGGTCTGCGCGGAGATCTGCAACTGTCTGCACAACGTCGTCCGGGTAGACGTCGTCCTCGTTGCCGCTCTTCCAGCGGATGGAAACGCGGTGCGTGCCGCCGTCGAAGACACCCATCACTCCACCTCCGTCCATGTGGCCGGCGTGCTCTCGATGGTGAACAGCGCCGACCCCGGGTAGTACGTCTCACGCTTCGCGCGTGTACGAGCCGCACGGGCTGCGCTGATCGTGGTGTACGGGCCGTGGACGAAGTGGCTCGTCTCTCCGGTCGGCTCGCCGTCTCGCATCTTCGGGTAGCTCTCCACGACGCGGAAGAGCTCCGCCTCGTCGTAGCCCATTGCGCGGCTCATACGACGGCCCTCCACTCAGTGGTGGTCACCTCTACGAGTTCCACCTCATCCGCGCTGATGACGTCTTCGTAGTCCCACGGGTCGGTTCCGTCCTGGCTCTCCGTGAGCCCTCTCTCGTAGTAGAGGCGGTACGCCTTACCGTCGTCCGGGGCGCGGAACACGAGCTCGTTGACGGACACCCATCGGCGGGAGTCGACTTGTTCACGGTGCAGGATCTCCGGAGCGTCGTCGGCCCACCCACCGGGGAGATCCCACTCTTCGAGTTGCTCTCGCGTGAATGTGCGGTCTGGCATTACTTCTCCTCTCGGTTCATCACCTGTACGAGCGCTCCGCGCTTCAGCGCTACGCCTGCGGCCTCCCAGTACTTCGGGAAGTCCTTCCGGTTCGTCGCTGCGGGGCGGATGTAGATCAGGTCACCCGGGCCGGCGTCGCGGACGTCGCCCAGTGCGGGCGCCATGGCGTCGTCGATTACGAGGAAGGCGCTCACTCGTCCTCTCCCCTCTTCAGTGACCGACCCTCGTTCTCCGTGACCCACTTGAAGAACTCGTCCACGGCGTCCTGATCCCGGAACTTCGCCAGGGTGTGAAACACCGAACCGTTCACGGTGCACAGCCACTTACCCTTACGGCCCGGGACGCTGCTGACGATCAGTTGTCGTCCGGGAAGGCCGTCGATGCGGGCGCTCACTCCCACACCCCGACGCTCTTGAAGGCTCCCGTGTCGTCGAACTCGAAGGTGCACAGGAATCCGTTCCACCCGTAGACGCCGCCCTCGTGTGCCCGGAGCGTCACGTCGTGCTCGGTGTCCGGCTCGTCGTTCGCGGCTGGCTCGATCCCGAACTCCGCCAGAAGCTCGAGCAGTCTCTCCCTCTGCGTCACGTCTCCTCCTCAGTACGGCAGCTGGCGCCCTGATGGCGTCCGGGTGTCGAGCGGGGCCGGCGGACGAGGTGCCGCAGGCTTCGGCTTCTGGATCTGACGCGTCACCGGGACTGCAGCCAGACCATTTCGTGGGCGGCGTCGCGCCCTCCGGCGACGGTGAGGACTTCGCTCGTCCACAGAACGTCGCCCTCGTACCGAGCGATCTTCACTTCGCGCTCTGCGTCAACGTCCTTCAGTCGAGCTATGAGCTCTGCAACGGTCATGGGTTTCTCCTCTCTCCTCCTACGCCCAAAGCCCCCGGGACCGAAGTCACCGGGGGCTGAGGGGTTCATGGGTTAGTCATCGATCTTCGTCAACGGGCCACATTCCGTCGCCACGTCCTCCAACTTGGAGTGCCAGTCGCCAACCTCACCGGTGCGCCAGGTCCCACGTACGTCGCCGTTGGGCCGACGCTCGAAGCGCCAGACGTCGCCGTCACGGTCGCGGTACTTCGCGCTGATGTTGTAGGTCACGCCGTCGTACTCGTAGGTGTCGGCCGGCTCGTCGACGAGCTCAACTTCCTCCACCCACCACGTGCCGTTGGAGTACCACGTTCCGGACGGGTCATCGAGCTTGACGCGGAAGGGAAGCGCGCGGCCGGCGGACTTGGCTTCCAGGACCCTCCCCGTCCGTCCGATGAACTCACCCGGCTTCGTGCACCGGTCGTCATTCACGACACGCACCCGGTCACCGACCTTGATCTCCCGCGTCGGCTCCGCGTCCACCTTGCGAAGGGAGTTCTCCGTTGGTGTCATGTGCGTCCCGTTGGACTTCTCCACGACCCAGATGGCCTCGTCGTGATACTCCGACTTGAACGGGCCAGCGACGAGCGTTCCGCCCCCGCCGTACTCGTAGGCCACCTTGTCGCCCACGGCGAAGGCGGGTACCGGCTTCATGACGTACCCAAGCGCAGGGAAGATATCGCCCGCGTCGTCGCCCTCCAGGAGCTTGACGAGGTAGGTCCCTTTGTCGGTGCCGTACGGGCCGTACTCGACAACCGCACGCGCGCCGGCACGGGTATTCAGCGACACTTCGTCGCCCACCTTGAAGTCAGTCACTTGGCCTCCTCCGTCTCACCGATGACGACGACGTGTTCTGCGCGGACCGTCTGCACCGCGAGGGTTTTGCGTGCGATGAAGCCACTGTCCCGTCCCGTCGGCCGCACCATCAGCATGGGGACGACGCGGCCGGTCCGCTTGTCGCTCAGGGTCTCGAGGACGATGGCCTCTGAGTTCCTGACGACGTTGCCCTGACGGGTCGGGTAGGCGATCAGCGACCCACGGCGGATCTCCGCGCCCGTGAAGTCGGTCAGTCGGGCTTTGCCCATGTCTTCTCTCCTCTGATCTGCTAAGCCGCTGTGCTCGAGATGAAAGCTGGACCTCGCGTGTATATGACCTCCGTGGTCATCCGTCCGCGTGCGGCTCTATGCCCTGCCAGGGGGCGGAACGGGAGCCAACCCGCCCCGTCCTGCTCACACACGACGACGTCACCGCGTCGCCCACCCACCCATTCCGCCAGCGACGGATACCGGACGTCGTTTGTCCTGTAAAACCGTCCTGATCGGTGGTATGGAGGGTCGATAAACCACGTAGCCGGAATGTCCGGTGCGTCGCTGTAGTCTCCCTGGACAAGCCGCCAGTGCTTGATCTTGTGCAGGTTGGCGCCGATGTACCGCCTGGACGCATCCCACCGGCTGAACCGAGTGACCACATTGCTCCGCTGCGACGCCCCAGTGTTGATGGCGAAACGCATCAACCAAAGCTCGCCATTGCTCAACTGACGATGGTCGGACAGTCGGTCGCCCGGCTGCAGGTTGGGAAGTGCCTCGATGTCAGCCGGTGTGGCTTCCAACAGGTACCGCCAAACGTCACAAACGTCTGGATCCTTCTCCACAAGGATTACGTCCCGCTGCCACCGGTCGCCATGCAGGGAGTAGGCGGCCGACCCCGCAAACGGCTCCACAATGGTGTCGTGCTGCGGGTCTGGATATAGATGAGCGAGACGCTTCTTACGCCCTAGGTAGTAGAACAAGCGCCCTCCTGTGTGCGTAGACTCGTGAAAGCGCCGCCCCTCCCGACCGCAATTCGGGAGGAGCGGCGCTCTGTGTGGTGCGATGGATCAGGCGGCGTCGGCCAGCTGCTGAGCGACCTCGTAGGCGCCCAGCACCTTGATCACCGGCTTGTTGTAGCTGACGTCCCGACCGGCCTTCGTGGTGTACGAGACGTTCTCAATCGCGAGTGTCGCGCGGACCGCGACTCCCTTGCTCTCCTCCGTCGCCCCGCCCGCCTTGTCGACGTCGGCAATGACGGTGTGCAGCACCTTGACGAGCTCCCAGCTGCCGGAGTTGAAGCGGAAGAGACCCAGCTCCGGAGCGTCGGCCAGCTTGAACGTCAGGTCAATGGACGGCTTCGGGCCGCGACCGGACTTCGCCTTGTCCTTCCGGTCCTGAAGGAGCTTCGGGCAGCCGCAGGGCTCCCCCTTGTCCTCCTCCGGGGAAAGGAACTCCACGCCGTCGCAGTGGTGGACGAGGCCGGACATCCCGAAGAGCTTCATGGAGGCGTCGATCTTGTCGGACGACTCGATGATGATCTCAACCGACGCGGCGTCGGACAGGATCTCGATGTTGTCTTCCTTGTCGGTGTCCCACTCCTCCGGCTCCCCGCCCATCAGGGAGGCGATCTTGTCGGCCACGACCGGATCACCGGTCGTCACGCGCCAGGCGTTCAGGCTCTCCGGCTGCTTCCCGACCAGCCGGCCGGAGCGGAAGCGGCCCACGTAGTCGTCAGAGAACTGACGCTCGCGAGGCTTGCTGTCGGGGTCGGTCTCCCAGATGCGGCCAATGTTGTTCGCCATGTGTGTGAGTGCCTCTCGTAGGTTGCGTGTGCGGGTGGACGATCGCGTCGTCCTACGCCTTAGTTATGGGGTGCTGGAGGCCAGATGTGACGCGCGACTTTTAGGCGTCCCATTCACGCCCGCACCAGTCCTTGTGTCGGCCGACATGCCCGCGCTCTTCCTCGCAGACGATCCAGTCGTCGTCAGGCTCGTAAATGGTTTCCTCGTTGCACGCCACAACGGTGCCGTTGCGCCGGAAGGCTTCGACGATGGCGGGGTCGTCCTCGTACGCGCCGAGACTTTCCCCGTCGGTGTCCCAATCGCCGTCGTGGAGCGTCTTGATCAGCACCGACAGGACTTCCGTCTTCAACTCGTCCGGCGCCCCGTGGCGGATCATGGCGTCCGCAACAGGGTCGAAGATGTTGCCGGCGCTTGCCCAACCCATCAGAGTTCACCTCCTGCCAGGCGCCACACCGTGCCGCCTTCGCCGTCAGGGCCGACACACTCCAGGTGCGGAGCTCCGCTAGTCGACTGACGGACCTCGTCCTGATGTGCGCGCTCGAGCTCCGCCCGCCAATACGCCACCGTGGCAGCTTCGTCGTCGCACGTGCACGGCGCCGGCTGCGGAACGGACGTCGGGATGGTGTCGCACGTCGGGCACTGATCGGCCAGAGCCTCGTGCCCGGTACGGGTCCACCGGTCGCGGTAAGGGCGGCCCTCCCGCTCCGCGGCTTCGAGCTCGTGAAGCGCGTCGTAGATTGGCCGCAGGTGAGAGCGGTAGGCGTCGCCGTCCATGCACGCTCCGCGGACGGCCTGGACTTCCGCGACGAAGGCGTGAGCGCGTCGTAGCTCGTTCATGCGCTTGCCCATGATCGGCGTCAGCTGTGCTACGAACGCCTTGTGTTCAGCCTCCGCTTGCGCCAGCTCTGCCCGAAGGAGCTCCAGCGCCTCCATACCGAAATTTGCTTCGTCCGCGGCACGCCGGCGGGCGGAGAGCCACGCGAGACGACGACGCTCCGCCAACTGGCCCCACCCGGTCGCCACGTCGCAGTTGATGTCTGCGCGCTCCGACTCGTGGGTCAGCAGTGTTCGCAGCCGCTCAATTTCTGCTCGAGCTTCCGCTACGTCAGCGTGCACGCCGGTACAGATGCCGTCCTTCTCCTCCCCTAGCTCGTCCTCCAGGTCGACGATGCGCTCCGCCAGGTCCCACGCGCTTTGGTGGTAGTAGTCCTCTATCCGCTCGTCGCGGCTCCGCTCAGTCACTTCGTCAGCCTCCAGAGATCACGGTCCGTCGATGCCACGCGCTTCGGGTGCAGGAGCCTCCACAGGTCTCCCGGCGTCACATCGCCCGGGAGCCGGCCGTCGTCGAAGAGGTGGATCCCCGCACGGAGATAGACCTCGTCGACGAGCTGGGAACAGATCATGTGGCCCGTGTCTGCCACGAAGTCGCGCACCCAGCGGGGACGGATGCGGTAGTGGGCGAGTGCGATGGATGCGTAATCCAGGAAGCTGTACGGGGTGCCGACGAGGCTCCGGGCCTCCATAGCGATATTGAACCGCTGCTGATCGGTCATCTTGAAGTGCCCTGTCGACCACGCAACGGGCTCGCTCGCCTCCGCCAGGCTGATCAGTTCCGCCCCGCCAGGCATGGCCTGAACGATCTGACCGTCCCCGACGTAAACGAGAGCGTGTTGCACTGGCGCAGCGTCTCCCACGAGCGCCTGGCCGGCAGCGACGAGGCGGCCCGTGACGCCGGAGATCTTCGTCAGGGAGAAGTCTCCGGGAAGTGGGGTCACCATCCGTCCTCCTCCGCGTAGGGATCCCACAGGCTGCAACCGTCCTCCTGGACGACGGCAATCAGGCACTCCGCCAGACGCTCCACGTCAGAGCCGTCGACCCGGGAGGACACACGTGCCCGCTCAAGTGCGGCCGTCAGGTGCTCCACGGCGCTCTCCTCCGCGCGGTCGGAGTAACGCGTCCCCGGCCGGTAGGCGACGAGGCGGGCGCTACGGTTGCCCAGCCCGAGAACACCGCCGTAGCGGAGCTCAGTGCCGATGGTGCAGCCGATGTCCTTCGTCACGACGTCCACGCGGTGCGCGTAGCCGCCGACGGTAAACGTCAAATACGGAGCGGGTCGGATCAGCTGAACGGTCATCTCTCCTCCACCTCGTCGACGACGAACAACGCCCGCGCCAGGGCTGCGCTGAACGACTGCATCCGGCGCTCCACGGCTGCGACGTACGGCGCCTCCTCCTCCCGGACGACGTCGGCCGTCTTCGGTACGCGGGCAATGAGGAGCTGGAAGCGAAGATGATGCGCGTATCGCCTCCACGCGCGCAGCTTCTCCCGCGCTTGCTCGAGCTCCCACTCCCGTCGCTCGTTGTACTCGAGCTGCCACAGCGTCCGCCCCGCAGGTCCGGGGAACGTTTCGCAGCTCTTACAGCTGGCTGCGCGACCGTGCCACGGCGTCTCGCGGAAGTCCTCCCGGTCCTTCCGGCGCCGGCACAGGCCGACGCACAGGAGCGTGTTCTTCCCGTTCGGGTGGGTGCGCTCGAACTCCAGGCGGACGGCGTCGGCCAGGGTGATGCGACGAGGGTTGCTTACGGACACTTCGCCTCCAGGTCTGCCAGGCGCTCAGTCAGGTACTCCACCGTGTCCCAGCTCCCGCGCGACTCCGCACCGGCCTCCAGCTCGTCGCGGCGTTCCCGGAATCGCGCGATGGAGTCCTTCCGGCGCTCCACTGCCTTCTCCGCGTCCGTCGGCAGGTCGCACGCCGGCAGCGCGTCGACGATGACGAGGCGGTCGGGTCCGACGTGGACGCGATCCTTCGAGTCACTCCAGCCCCCGCCGTAGGCACGACGGACAATCCGTACCCACACGCGGCCGGAGGCAGTGAAGCCGTCGACGACGCCCTCTACGAGAGCGATGGAGCGGCCCACGGGGGCGCCGTAGATACACGACGCCCCCTCCACGATGTCCACGCCGCGTGCGTCCGTTGCGGTGCTCACTTGCCACCGCCCATGATCGACGCCAGCGCGGAGCACAGCCACGTTCCGGCAGCCTTCTCCGCCATGGTCGGTGACCACCCGCGCGACTCCAGGTCACGCCGCATGCCGTCAGCCGCGTCGTAGATGGGCTCGAGCATGCCGGTCAAGTCGAGCATGCCTACGGCCAGTTGCTGTTTGATCTCCTCCGGCGTCGGAGGGTTGCCCATACCGAACATGTCACGCACCTCCGCGCGGGTCGTGGTCTCCGACGAAGGTCTTCGCGTCGCGCAGGAGACCGGCATCCGCCTCCCGGTCGAGCCACTTGCGGTGCACGCGGCAGCACGCGTTGACGATCAACCGGAGCCCGTCGTCGTAGTGCTCCGACGGCCAGGTAAGTCCGAACTCCTCAGCCACGGAGCCCACGAGTTGGCGCCTCCGGATCTCCACGCGCAGCCCTGAGCGCATGAACGGACGCACCCGGTAGAAGTAGCCCTCCGGCAGCTCCGGAGCGCCGGCCGCGACGAGTTGGGCCATGCTCATACGCCCCACCCCTCCAGCTCGTCGACGCTGACGTCCTCGTAGGCCAGCATCATGGAGCGCCGGCCGTCGTTCATGCCCATGCGCTCCAGGAGCTTGCGCAGGAGCGCCACGTCGTCGCGCCATGCCTCCAGCCCCACCCACTTGTCCGGGGCGAAGGAGAGCGTGACGGTGACCTTGTTGAAGTCCTTCATCCGCGCACCTCCGAAAGGTCGGCCAGGAGCTCCCGTGCGGGCTCCCAGTCGTCACCCACCCCGAAGTCGTCGACGAGCTTCAGTGCCCGCCGAACGAGCTCCAGCTCCGGTAGCGAGAGCTCCACAACTACGATCCCTGCGCTCTTGATCTGTGCCATCAGTTGTCCTCCTGTGCTTCACGGACCCAGCGACGCTCTTCACGTCGCTTTGTAATGCGCTTGACGATGCGGGCGCGAATCGGTCCGCGGCCCTTGTGGCTGTAGTCCAGTGCCTTCGAGCGCCGGATCACTCGTCCTCCCCCGCCTCCAGGAACCGCGCCACCTGAAGCACGTCATAGACGCTGAACGCTTCGCCCCACGGCAGGCCGTCACACAGTGCGTGTGCCGCGCGGAAGAGATCGAAGCGGCTCAGGAGGTGCTCGTTCACCTGCGCTTCGGGAGATGGTTCGTCGAGTTCAAAGCGGGCCATCAGGGGACCTCCGGATCAATCAGGGCGGCTGCGTCGCAGGGACAGTTGGTGTCCCCGTAGCCGCATTCGTCCCACTCGTGGTTGCGGATCTTCTCCGCCAGCTCGTGGGCCACGTCGTCCCTGTACGCGTCCAGGAGGAGCCTGAACCACGTGCTGTACTCAGGACTGCCCACCGTCAGTGCCGTGCGCTCCAGCGCCTCCCTGGCGCCCTCTGTGCGGTGCTCACGGCACGGGCACCACGAGGTGTCGCCGTTCAGGATGAAGTGACCCGGGTAGCCGGTGATGACGTCGCGCGGAGCCGGCTCGTAGTCGCAGCTACAGGCCCCGCCCTCTTCGGTCATGCACCACGCGGTGTGGTCGCTCATGTGGTCACCTCCGGGTCAATAAGGTTCAGGACGTGGTGAAACATCGCGTGGCCGTCGGGCCCTTCGTAGGCGCAGTGTTCCGCCTCGTCACGCCGGATCTTCTCCGCCAACTCGTGGGCGAAGCTGTCGATCAAACCGTTCGCCTGAAGCCGCTCCAGCTCGCCGGCGGTCTCCGGCGTCACGTTCTCTGTCCCGCTGAAGTACTTCAGGAGGACGAACTCCAGGACGCTCCGCGCGCTCACGCCGCCTCCTGACCGTCGCGGTAGCCGTCCTGGTAGCCCTGGTCGTAGCCGTCGCTGTCGACGTGCTCCTCCAACTCCGCCAGGAGGGCCGCCACGTCGTCGGCGTTCATGACGACGGTGGAGATCGTCTCCCCGCGGGCGTTGCGGGTCTGAAGGTCGAACTCGATGCCGCGGGCCGTGATGGTGACCGACGAGCCGTCGGCAGTGTGGATGGTCGTTCCGCCGTGGATCATGGCGACTCCTCTGCTAGGTGGTTACACGCACTCAGCCCCCGGCGCCGAAGCAACCGGGGGCTAGGTAGTGCGTGGGTCTAGTGGTCCGCTAGTCGACTAGCGGTGCTCAGGAACGTCGATTCGGACGCTGGCTGTGTAGCCGTCGCGCCAGTCGTTCAGATCCAGGTCAGGGGTTTCACATTCGGTGTCGTCCAGGTAGAAGCCGTCGTCCGCGGCTGCCTGTATCGCAGCTTCGATGGCAGCTGCGTGCTCTTCGAGCGTCATGCGTCGTCCCCCTCGCTGCGCTCGTAGGGGCAGACGCTGTTGTTGCGGTAGGCATCCAACTCTTCGATGAAGGAGGGGAAGTCGGCCCAACGGCCATACTCGAAGTCGACGACGCCGGCAGCAGTCTGGATCTCTGCAGTCATCACGAAGTCGTCACCACGGGTCCAGCTGGAGTAGCAGCCACAGTCCCAGTCGGCGTCAGCGGTGACGACCCGCAGCTCCGACACAGGCCCATGGACGGCAGCGTCGTACCGGGTGTACTCCCGGTGGTCGTACTCGTTGGCACTGCTCTCCAGCCACTTACTGATCAGCCAGTCGTTCACGAGGCTGTCTACGTCGATGCTGCTCATGTCGCTCTCCTCAGTGCGGCGTCGGGCACTGGCTCCGGTGGCAACCGTGAGTCCAGCAAAAGTCGGGGCTTCGCATCTCCTCTTCCGTCGGCATCAGACCGCCTCCCACTTCCCGGCGTCGTAGTTGTCGAGCGTGACCTTGAAGACGGATCGGGTCTGCGTGTGGTAGACGCAGATACCTTCGGGGTTCATGAAGCCGGGGGCCGCGACGGATCCCCGCTCTGAGAGCTCGCGCAGGCACCGACGGATCCACGCCTCGTCGAACGTCCCGGAGTACAGCTCCGGAACCGCGTCGATCTGCTCAGCCATGCCGGCACTGTCGGCCCGAAGGAACATGGACGAGAGGTCGTCGTCCAGCGCAAGCCATCGCGCGGTGTTGAAGACGCTGAACCGCTTCGTCTCCATGCCGTACCGACGCTGGATCCCCTGCCCCCACCACTCACCGAAGTGGAGGCCGGGGCCCAGGATGTAGGCCAGGTCCGCGGCATTGTCGTGGACCCACCGCGCAAAGCCGTAGTTGTCGCTCTCCGGGGTGATCAGCCGCTTCCGCGACTGAGCGGCCACCTGGCCGTCAGGGCTGACGTGGATGGCCGCGTTCGTGCCGTCGATCTTCTCCGTGATCACGATGTCCCGGAAGAGGCGCGGCGTCTTCGGCCACTCCACGAACTCCGGGACGCCCGGCTCCACGGTCAGGCAATCAACCGGAAGCGCCACCTCCTTTCCGTCGTCGTCGCGGCGGACGATGACGTAAGGGTCCTCATAGCCCTGAAACGGCCCGCCCACCACGACGCCAATAGCACCTGTCGGGGTCCTCCGCACCCGGGTACCGACTGCAATGTCCGTCATGCTCTCTCCTCCGTGTACGTCGAAGCGGGGCGCCCGAAGACGCCCCGCTCTGCGTGTGTGCCTTGTGCTACTTGCGGAACTTCTTCGTCACCATGGCCAGGGCGTCAGCGCCCAAGACGAGAAGCAGCGTCGTTCCGTAGCCGAGGGCGGGCACGGCCGGCGCAAAGCCGTGGACGGCACCGACAGCAAGCATGAAAACGTAGGCCAGGAGCGGCAGGAGAACCAGGTTCGCCGTGAAGTTGGCGGCCCGCTTCTCGAAGGCTTCCTTGCGCTCCCGCTCCTTCGCCTGCGTGCGGAACTCCGCGGCCGTGCGCGGGTGGTCGTCCGTCATGCGCTCTCCCCCTTCAGTCGCGCGATCTCCCGCGCCTGGTTGACGATGGTGTTCTTCAGGTCGTCGACGAGGGATCCGGCTGCCGTGGCGCCGGTGTGTTCGATGGCGTCGGCCGTAGCCATGTCGGTGTCCGTCCAGTCAGGCGGCTCGGCGTGGATGATGAACGGCCATCCGGGACGCTGCACAGGCTCAGGAGCTAGCGGCTTCACGGTGTCATGGAGCTTGTAGACGGCCAGTTGCAAGCGCAGGGAGGCGACTTCTTCGGCCAGCTCGTCGTATGCCTCTTCCGCCACGCTCTCCCGCTCGATGGCGGCGTCCGCGCGCTCCTTCTCACGTCGGAGGAGGTCTCGTACCCCTTCCCGAACCGCAACGGCCTCGTCACGCTCGTCGGAGAGACGCTTGATCTGCTCGAGCGCGTCGTCCGTGGAGCGCTTGAAGTGGTGCCGTTCCAGGTCGAGCCTCTCCGACTTCTTTCGCTCGTCCTCCAGGGCCGTTATCAGCTCCCGCGTTCGCTCCATGGTCATCGCTGTCGCCAGGGAGTCATAGCCGGCACGCGTCATTCCGACGATCACACAGTCACGCACGTCTTCCGGACCACCACTGGTCACACCCAGGAGCGAGACTCCGTCTAGCGCCAGGTCAACCGTCTCGTTGGCCTCGTGCTTGATCTCAAATCTCATGCCGCCCTCCTCTGCGTACCTGTCTGCACCTCTCCGCCGGATGCGATGGGCTTCCCGACAACCTTCTTCTTACCGTCGGCCTCCCAGTCGAAGACCTGGCGCAGAGCCTTGAAGGCGTCGAAAACCCGCGGGCCGCACTCCACGGGGACGAAGCTCCAGCCCTCCGGCCGCACGTGGAGAACCGCTCCGCCGGCCATCTCCGGAACGGCGACGGACTCACCGTCGGACGCCCTGATGATCCGGTCCGCGTAGCGGTAGGCGCTCAGCTGCAACGCCACGGAGTCGTAGACGGCCTTCGACGTCTTCCAGTCCAGGACGACGGTCTCCCCGTCGATGACGGCGATAGCGTCGAAGCTGCCTGCGTACTGGTAGGTGTCGCTCCAGACCGTCTCTTCCAGGTGCAGAAACTGCGGCTGTATTTCCTCGAGGAACTCACGGAAGTACCGCACGTGCGGCTTCACGTCGATGTGAACGTGTCGGTCCCGGACCTCCTCCCCCCGCGCCAGGCGCTCGAAGAGGTCGTGCGCCGCGGATCCCAGATCGGACGCAGCCTTCGACTTCCGTCGGTGTGCGCCCTTCAGGTAGTCCACTGCGCCGGCAGGGTCGCGCTGGCAGAGCTGGGAGACGATGTCCCAGTTGTTGACGGCGGCCTCTGCCGACTCCTTCGCAGCCCAGTAGGTCAGGAAGTCCTTCGGCAGCATGCCGACGACGCTCGTGACGCCAGGGACCTTGATGTGTGCGTCGTCCGGGTCGATGTAGAAGCGGGATCCCCCGCGCTTGATCGTGCTCACTCCGGCCATTCGGCCTCCACGCTAGGCGCTTGCTCTGACGCCTTAGTTATGGGGTGCTGGCGGTCGGATGTGACGCGCGACTTTCAAGATCTTTCCGCGTCCTCCCCGCGCGGCCAGACTGGAGCCGAAATGCAAAATAGACCCCTATTTTCAAAACTCCTTAACACGCGTTAGGAAGTATTGAAAATAGGGGTCTAGTTTGACCGTTTGACCGTGGGAGGAGGCGCCGGACCGACGTCAGGGGGCGCCGATCATGCCTTTGAGCTGGGCTTACGGGTGTGCCGACGTAGCGCGGTGATGCGCTTCTGCAGGGCCGCCAGTTCGTCGTCAAGTTTGGCTCGCTGGCCGTCCGTCATGTGCTCGTTGATGACGGTTGTGTCGAGCTGTCCCAAAATGTTCGCCGCTACGTGGGCCAGCCGCAGGTGGTCAGCCGTGGCCTTGACCGGTGCTCCGGCGGGCTCCGGGATGGCTACCTGTGCGCCCTTCCCCTTTGCCTTCTTCGCCGGCGTGGAGGCGCTGACGTCTGCGGAGACGTTGGCAGCCCTGATGATGGCGGCGTTCGTTGCGCGGCTGTCCTGAAGGCGCTCGAGGGGCGACGTCGGCAGGAGCTCGAGCCTCTTCAGCTCTCGCGGCGTCAGCGTTTGCCGGAGGAGGTTGCCCACATGCCAACGGACAGCCTTTTGAATACGGTCCGCGGAGTCCGGCGGGATGTTGGCGGATCGGTACATCCCCGCTACCTCCTGCCGGTAGTCATGGCTCTTGCCAAGCATGTCGTCATGCTTGCGCCGGATAGCCACGACGACGGCCGCAATGTTCTTCAGGAGGATCGTCGGCTGATGTTCTACGCGTGCGTACTCACGAGCGTATGCAGCACCACGGGCGACTAGCTCCGCCGTAGTCTCCGACGACAGTTCGTCCGGCTCGAGGGAAGGGAGCGTTTCCGGGTCGACGGGCACAGGGGCTCCGCCGCTCAGCCGGCTCATCTCTCGTCCCATTGAGACCTCTCACTGACGTTGGTTGGCGTGGGTAGGCTACCGCTAGACACTTACTCCGTCGATAGCCTACCCCAACCGATCTTGCCCTAGACCACTTCGAAGTCTGCCCGGCACACACCACAGATGATCTGTCCCTGTGCGGCGACGGTTTGGGCCACCCTGATGCTCCGCGGCTTCGGAGTGCACTGGCACCGTAGCGTCAGCCTGTCCGGCTGCTTGGACTTTGGGGCTTCGGGGACCTGGAGATGTGGCAGTACCTGCGGGATAGCTTCCGCCAGCGCGGACAGGTCTCCGGCGTAGCGGTTTCGAGCCTCGTCGGTGAGCTCCACGGCGGCATAGCCTCTGCTGGGCTGACGCGGCTTGTCGTCGGGCCACGTCAGACCCACCTCTTCGGCGGCTGCCAGGTACTGGGCGTTGTGGTACCCGCCACGCATGGTCGTGTCTTTCAGACCACGTGCCCAATTGAGTAGATGGGCCGCCTCGTGCAGGATGCACTCGAGGACGGCTTCCTCCCCCTCGTCAAGGGTGGAAGCTGTCACTACGAGGCCGGACACGAGGCCGCCCTCCTCTTCGATCCATCGCTCAGGGCCATGGTTGGAGGGTGACGGTGTAGGTGCTACCGCAATTCGGACCTTCGGAAGGTCGGGGATCGCGATCCGTAGTCGGGCCCACAGGACATCAAGAGCTTGAAGAAGTGGGCCGGGAGAGGTCGGCATGTCCCGAATCTACTCCGGGTATGTCGGCCACCACAACGCGCACCGCTAGTCGACTGACGGAGCTCAGAACGCAAAATAGCCCCTCAGCCCTGGTCACAGGCTGAGGGGCTAACGTCGACCGCGGGGAAACCTTTACCCAGAGCTAAGGGTCTCTTAAGAGTTGCGGACGATACATGCGGTCTACACCTGTGGCGGAACTTCCGCTTCCGGGTTCAGGGCATGAAAAAAGCCCCCGACCTCACATGGAGGGCGGGGGCTCTGTGAGGTCAGTCGCCTGACGGCGTGACCTTCTTCCTCGTCGACTCCCCCACGAGCAACGGGAGTGCGACAACCGCGACACCGACGAGGCTGTCAGTGATGTCAGCCTGTGCGACGGCGGGGACGAGGAAGCCGACGGCTGCGACGGCCGACAGGAGCGACGCTCGGAGGCGTACCGGCTCCTGCGCGGCGAAGATCTGCAGCCAAACGTAAGCGCGGAGGGAGAGATCGTTCAGGTAGGGAAGGATGCGATTCATGAGTGCCTTTCGTTAGAGGCGGGCGAAGTGACGGCGGGACTCCAGGCGCTCCACGCGGTCCGCGAAGAGCCACGTCTCGCGCTGCAGGTCGGCCAGGCTGCCGTTGTTGATGATCAGGTGGTCTGCGTCCTCATCCGTCAGAGCGCCTTCGGACTCGTGGTCCAGGTGCGGGACGCCGGGCCGATGGATGTAGAGGAGGTGGAAGCCGGCGCGACGGAGGCTCTCCGCCTCGTTGGGGTAGCGGACGTCGGTGATGACAGCTGGGACGCCGGCCTCGTTCGCCTCCGTCACCCGCTTCAGCGCTGCGCGGAGCCAGAACTCAGGGTCGATGGCGCGGATGGAAGCGCCCAGCTCCTGGAGGACGCGGCGGACTTCGGGGAGTTGATCCTTGGCAGCTTCCCACCCATATCCACCAACGGCTTCGGACAGCCGCATTGCGCTGAAGCGGTACCCCACGTTTCCGTCGTCGACGATCGGGTCCAGCGTCAGCGCCGCTTCCTTCAGCGGGTCCGCGAAGGCCACCCTCCGGTACCCGCGGTTGTCCACGAGCCACGCGCCGGCAGTGTCCTTCCCGACGCGCGCCCGCCCGATGATGCCGATGTTCCCCATTGCTCTCCCCTTCGTCGTCCGACGCCTTTGTTATGGGGTGCTGGCGCCGAAATGTGACGCGGGACTTCAGCCGGTGGAGTCGCCACGTGGACGCGGCTGGCCTATGAGGAGATGCTCCGCGTCGTGCCCTGCCTGCCATTCGCGGACGCGTGCAACGGACTCCCGGACCTCGTCCAGGTCGTCGCGGACGTCGTCGATGCGGGAGTCCAGGCGAGAGCCGAGAGCCGATACGGCTTCCGTAACAGCGTCGCGGGTGGCTGCCCCGTCCGCCTCCACCGCGCCACGGGTGCGACGCAGGAGGAGGGGGAGGAGGGCAGTCACAGCAGCTGCGCCGATAACGCCCAGTGCGCCGACGATGGCGATGATGAGTTCTGCCACGTCATCACGCCTTGACCTTGAAACCGCGCTTCGCGCCCAGCTTCTCCAGCGACGCCTTACCGGGGATGCCATCCGCGCCGGCGCCGGAGTAGCCGCACCTGCGCTGCCATGCGGCGTAGGCAGTCTTCGTCAGCGTCCCGAAGGAGCCGTCAGCGGCATAGCGGGCAGGGAGGAGCCCCTCCGCCTTCAGGGCCGCTTCGACGATACGGACGTCCGCGGGGTGCGTCGTCCCGCCCTGCTTCAGGCCCGGGTCACGACGAGCCGCCGCGATCACGTTTGAAAGGTCGACCGTCGGCTTCGACGTGGCTGGCTTCGCTGGCTTCGACGGTGCGGGAGTCGATGTCGCTGGAGCCGCCTTGAAGAGCTTCACGCGGTCGATGGCGCCCGGGTCCCAGTGGTCGTTCCCTGGGACGTTGCAGTGTCCGTAGTGTCCGCCCCTCGTCGCCCACGTGGTGCGGTTGCGGGACGATCCGTCGTTGTAGGACGACGCAAGCGCTCCGGCCGGCCAGACGTCGGGGACGCCCCACGAGCGGATGGCGCGCATGAGTGCCTTGAAGTTCGGGCCTGGCTTCCAGTAGCCGGTGAAGGGGCGTGCCGCCTTCGCCAGGACTTCGATCTGAATGCAGACGCGGCCCGTGCGGTTCGTCCTCGTCGCTCCGTCGTTGCGCAGTGCTCGAGCGGACTGGTTCAGCGGCCCGTACTGCGCCAGGCGGTCCGTCGTGGGGTCGTACAGGATGTGCGGCTCCGCGCCGATGCTGATCAGGTACTGACCGACGTTGCGGAAGCTCGTGTTTCCGTGACCGCTCTCCGTGGTGTGCCAGACGACGCGACCGGGCGCCGACGGGGAGTCCATCGCTCCGCCGATCCTCCCCGTCCCCAGCCGCTCCGCCTCTTCGATCCAGACTTCACCCATAGGTGATCCCCTCCAGGGCATAGAAAAAGCCCCGACGTTGCGGGGCGTGAATGACTTGCGGGACGGATCAGGAGCCGATAGCGAACTGAACGCCGTCCAGGGACGCCCAGCGTGGGAAGTCCGTCAGGTTCTCCACGATGCCGATGCGGAGGATTCCCGTCGCACCGACGGACAGGCGCGCGCTTTGGTTGTGGCTGCGCCACTCCACGGCAATCGTCACGTCCTTCGTCGTTGCCGGCCGGACGGCTGTGGGGAGCTGGGCGAAGTCGATCCATCCGTCTACGGCGTTGTTCATCTCAGCGCCGGTGGTGCGCTTGAAGATCCCCCGCAGCTGAACGTTGTCACCGAAGACACGGTAACCGGGGCTCCCGGAGTGCGCGTTGTACCCCGTGATGAACGGCAACGGGATCCAGGGCCCAGGAGTCATCGGTACCCACGACTCCCCGTCGAAGACTTCCTTCCGCGCCTCCGCGACGAGGAAGGTCTCCGTCCCCGCAACGGGGTTCGGCATGACTGCAGCGCGCTCGTTGGCGTTCGCGAAACGCAGGTTCGTCAGCGGAACGAGCGCGTTTACCATGTCGAACATGGCCTTTTCGATGTTTGGCGCGTCGCTCAGTAGTGGGTATGGGACGTTCTGCTGAAGTCCGTCGGTTCCGGGCATGCGTTCTCCTCCCACCCGTCCAGGGCGAGTTGTGTTCTGTCAGGGTTCAGACGAGGCGGTAGGACGAAACGACGTCGAACTCCGCCCACTTGTTCCCTGTCGCCGGCAGGGTGGCGCTGAAGTCGCCTAGCTGAATTTCGCCATTCGTCAGTAGAGTCATGACGCCGAAATATCCGGCAGCCACCTGTACCGGAAAGCGAACCTGTTTCGCCGGCCAGGTATTCGCGGGCAATGTAGCGACTGTTCCCGCCGCAAGGGATCCGGATAGCTGGGCAAGCCCGCAAAGCGATGCCGTCCCGTCGCCGTTGATCCGGGCTGCAGGGGTGTAGAAGGAGGCATGGGCAGCCCAGCCCCCCGATAGCGTCAGGGGCTGCCATGCGGGATTGGACGTCGCCAGAGAGCCGACGATGACCCAGTTCCCGACGGCCGACGACGCCACCTTGACAACGTCGCTCACCTTCGGTGCGCGGTAGCTTGTCAGTCGTCGGACGCCCACGATGGGCCCTAGCGGGGTCGTTACGGTGCACGTGCCGTCCGTGTGGACCTCCGACACCGTGGCCAGACTCCAGGAGGACGCACGCTGCTCGACGGCTCGTTCTGCGGCTCGCTGGACAGCGTCCGCAACGCGGGTGCGTGGTGCTGTCATGCGTCCTCCTCCTTTCCGCCTCGCAGGGTGATTCCGAAGTCCCCGTCAGCGGTGAGCGGGATCGTCAGGGACTGTGTCAAAAAGAGCTCCTTCTTCCCAGCGTGGGAGAGCCGGACAATGTCGCCGGCCTCCAGCGCAGGGTTAGGGAGGGAGTCGATCGACGTCTGAATGTTCGGCGCGATGGCGTCGAAAAGCGCGTAGTCCGCGGCGGATTGACAGGCGCCTGTAGTCGTCCAGAGAGATGACGAAATAGATTTCGTCACCTTGCCGAACGGGCCGCCCCACCTCGTCGGGCTCAGCGGGTTTGTGTCCTTCGCGACGGCGCTTACCGGTGCCGTTCCGGAGGAGGTATTTTCACCCGTCGCCACAACGGCGTTGAATACCGCCGTTCTCGACATGCGGCGTGCGGAGGATATGAGCGTTCCGCCTTCGCCCTCCGCGATGTCCCACACAACGTTTCCGGACAACACGTCCGGTCGGTCGACAACTACGAAACGGTTCGTCGCGTCGACGTAGATCTCCGCGTGCATCGCCGTTGCCACCTGAACAACGGCGTCCCAACGGTCGGAGTTGGCGTTCCAGTCCGCAACGGCGCACGGTGGGTTCCGCGTTCCGGCCGTCAGGTTGACGATCACCGCGTCCGGGAGCGTTTGGCGGATGAGTGCTTCGATCGTGCTGAAGCATCCGCCCAGACCGCGCGTGCTCGTCGGTACCTGGAATCGGTCGTCGATGATGGCGGATTCCATCGTCGTCCCCGTGACGGCCACTGGGCCGAAGTGAACGTCTCCGCTCGGTTCGTTCACGCGGAACGTGCCCAGCGGGACGAGCTCTTCCGATCCGTCGGAGAAGCGGATCCCGCGGTACGCAACGAGCTCCTGTCCGTAGACGGCCAGGGGGTCCGTCGCACTCCAAGGGAGGTACTTCGGATCGGAGATGGACAGGGAGAGCGTCCGCCTCGCCTTACTCCCCCGGTCGACGGTGACCGACCCGTCCGCGAAGGGGAGGCCGGACACCGTCAGTTCGCCGTCGTAGTAGGCGTCGACTCGAGCCACCATCTGATGGGACGTCGCTAGTGCCGCGCGGAACTTGGCGGAGATGGTGTGCACTTCTAGATCCCCGTTCCTGTGTAGACGCCCAGCCACGAAAGCGCACCGGAGAGCGCGTCTGTCCAGGTGTCGCCGGAGTCCTTCACGGTCTGCCAGGTGCGATCCGCGCTGCCGGCGATGCCGCCGATCGGGCGGTCAACCTCCGTGAGTGGGAGCGACCATGTGCGGTCCATGTGCTCCGCCAGATCGGTGATGGGCGCCTCCGGGACATCGCCTACGGAGACGTACATGTCCTCTTGTCCCCACCCGGGAGGCCACTGCAGGAGCAACGGGCCACCGGAGTCGAGCACCCACCACAGTGCATCCCTCTCGTCCTTCGTCTCTGTGACGAGGACGAGATCCCCGGAGCGGGATCCCCGAACGTCGTTGATGACCACGGGACGTGCGCGGCCGTGCACCTGATTGATGCCACGGCGCACAGGGCGCGTCCACGTCGGAAGAGGAGTGCCGACGGTAGCCCGTACAGACCTGGCTGGCACGCCGGGATCCTTGAGCCAGACGTCCAACTCCTCCGCGGGCAGTGTGAGTGGGTCGCAGGTGTAGGAGAAGGAGGAGGGAGAGTCGTCGTCGTTCAGAGTGACCCGCCACGCCACGGGGATCCCTAGCGGCGCCTCGTAGTCAGTGATGACAGCCGCGTCCCCGATGATGGGTTGATCAACGAGGTCCCCGTCCCAGCCTCTTACCGGCTGCGGCGCCTTACCCGGGAGGAGGCGGTGAAGCTCCCACGTCCAGGTAGGAACCACAGTCGTAAGGCCACGAACGGTCAGAGCCGCTCCGCCTCCAGGCGCCTCCGCAGCCTGGACAGTGAGTCCGCCTAGCCCGAAGAACAGATGGTCGGTGTACCAAACTTCACCGGCCGTAGGGTTCTTGACGGTGATCTCAACCGTCGCAGACACGGCGTCCAGGGGAGCAATGTCCGCCATGGTGCCGATCTGCCAGCCGACGGCGTTCCCGGAGTTCCAGGTCTGCCACCTTGTCCGCGTCACCACGCCGTCGCCGTCGACCCAGCTGATACGCGTCTCGTACAGAGAGCCGTCAGCGGCCCCGGCTCCACGTCGGATGAACGTCACGAACTGATGTCCGCGGTCGGGCACGATGCGGTTTAGCGGGATCTCCGCCGTGGCCGTCATGGGGGTGCCGCCGGTAGCGACCAACTTCATCGCGTAGACGCCCGACCACGTCTGTTCAGTGGTCTGCGTCGCGGATCCTCCAGCCACCGTCCACCCGGAGGTGTCTTGCTCCATCCCGGAGGTGTTGTACGGGAACATGTTCCCGGGGCCCATGAAACCGCTTGTCGGCGTGAGAACCACCCGGTCAACGGTCCACGTCTGGCCGGCACCTGTGGCGACGCCGACGAGCGTCACTCGAGCCGACACCGCACCTGCGGGCGCTGTGTCGATGACGACTACCCGCGTCCACGCTCCAGTGGGCGGCGTCCAGTTGTGGGACGACGTACTGATCACAGCGTTCAGGGAGTCCAGCCACTGAATCTGTATCGTCGTCGTCAGCCCTGCGGTTCCGGGGAGCACGTAGGCGTAGGCCATGTACTCCGTTGCGGCTGTCACAGGTGCCGCAGCCGCCGTCCGCATGCTGGCAGCTCCAGCGGCTACGGAGGCCATACGCATCGACTGGTAGAAGTAGGCGGAGGTCGTCGACAGGGACAGCGTGCTGTTAGCCACTGCACTCCACGACGTCGCGTCAACCTCCATGTCCTGTGTGGGCCAGTCGAAGAGGTTTCCGTCCGCCACGTCCGGGACCGGACCCAGATAGACGCGGTCCGCGAACCAGGATTGTCCGGCGACAGTTCCAGTCACTCGGATGATGACGTTGACCGTCGCGGCTGTTGCGGGCGCCACGCCAATGACAGCGTTCTGATTCCACGAGGGAGCCGCAGGAGACACCTGCGTACCCGACGTCGTGGAGATCAGCGCCCCACCGGACGTGTACCACTTGAGTTCTACGCGGCTGACGCCTCCAGCCACGGCGGCCCATACGCTGGCGTAGGCGAGATACGTGGACCCCGGGGTGACTGCCACGCGAGCCGCTAGACCCACCTGGCAGTCACCTACCGCCGTCGGCTTGAAGACGAGGCAGAAGCTCCCCAGGGTGCCGCCGGATCCCCTGGCCAGCCCCGTTGCGTTGAGCACCGCAGCCCACGCGGAGGCATCTGTCTCAATGCTCTCCGCGTTGGCTGACAGGAGGTTTCCGGCGATGGCCACTACTCAGAGCCCTCCGTGTTGTCCGGCTCCACGGGCTCACCGGGAGGAGCGGGCTCAGTGGGCTCACCCGGAGTGGTGCCCGCGGGCGCGTTTGGGTCCGCGGGTGGCTCCGGCCGGTTGGCGTCGTTGGGGTCGGCCGGCTCCGGCTCGAACTCGTAGACCGGGGGGATTTCCTCGGGCATTAGATCCACCTTCCGTTGTCGATGTCTGACGCCGTCGACTCCTCCCGCAACTCAATGCGGGTGTCGACAATGTCCGTGATTTCGCGGTCTCCCACGTAGACGTGAACGTCAGCGTGGATCTCTGTCGGGCCAGAGGGCCGGTTGATATTGCCGCGCAGGATGTCCCACTGGGATTCGTTGAAGACCCGCTCCGGCTTTCCGGTTCCGTTGGCAAAGACGCCCATGCCCGTTGGCAGCATCCCGCCGTCCTCGTACCAGTGAGGCGAGCGGCTCAGCCACTTCGAGTACGCCGCCGCAGGGCTGCCGTAGTCGGGGCGGCTCTTGATGTACTTCAGGCCCCACTTGATCTGCGTCATCGGATTAGTCCGCCAGTCGGAGCCGGCAGAGGCCATCTTCGACGCGGGGAGTGCCTGCGGGATGCCGTAGGCGCCGCTCGAAGGGTTCTTCGCGTTCCAACGCCAGTTGGATTCGCCCTCCCACAGCTTCTTCAGCGGTCCGAACTGTTCCGGGCCCCATCCGTACTGAGAAAGGATGTTCTTCGCGTATGCCTGCGCTGCGCCGACGGCCGTGTCACTGAAGCCGCCTCCCGTCAGGTACGGCATCGGGTCAACCGGCTTACCGTTCTTCCGCGCCTCCAGGTGGAGGTGGGGACCGGTGACGTTGCCCGTCGCACCGACTCGGCCGATCGTCTGTCCTCGTCCCACGTTCTTTCCCGCGGCAGTGCCGATGGAGGACATGTGGGCGTAGAGGGACGAGAGACCGCCACCGTGGCTGATCTGGACGTGGTTACCATATGGTCCCCCGCCGCGCGCCATACTGACGCGGCCCTTGTCGACCGCCTTAATGATGGTGCCGACAGTCGCAGGGAAGTCCAGACCGGTGTGTCGGCCGGAGCTCCACATCGAGCCCTTCTTACCGAAGGGCGTTCCGTAGGCGGCGTTAACGGGCTTGACCCAGGATCCGGCTCCGTCGCCCCCTCCGAATCCGAAGAAGTCGATTGCCCGGTCCTTCAGCGCCTTCAGCATGTCGACCGGCATCGACGCGATTTCCCGCGCGAATGGGTTGGTCGTGATCGGCTTCATCTGGTTCTTGATGAAGGTCGTCGCCTTGCTGAAGAGCTCCGTCGGGTCCAGCCAGTCCAGGGTTCCGGACATGAAGTCACCAACGTCGCCGGCCTTTTGCTTCAGCCACCCGACTACGCCACCGTCAGCGTATGCCGGCATTCCTGCCTGGATCGCCTTGCGGACGCCACTGATTCCGCCGGAGCGGGCTGCAGCGTTCCACGAATTGATGGTGTCGGCGCCGACTGCCCTCGTCCACTCCGGCCGCATGATGGCTTCGCCACCACCCACCGCAATGACGCGATCGTCGCGACCGGGTGAGTACCCGGACATGATGCCGCCAGTGTGGAACTGGTCGAGCTTCTTCGAATCGACCTTGTCCAGCTTTCCGGCGCCCGTGATCCCAGCGACCTTGTTCCACAACGGCACGATTCCGCCGTTGTAGATCTTGTCGATGATGAACTTCACGGGCTTCTTCGCGATATCGCGGACCTTGTCCCACGCCTTACCGATGTTGTCCTTACCGGTCTCGAAGGACTTCGAGACGAGGTCGACAGCCGACTTGATGTTGTCGAAGGCCGGCTTAATCGCCTTGTCGTAGAGCCATCCTGCCTTGTCTCCAATCCAGTTGAAGACAGGCGATATTACTTCGTCCCAGAGCCATTCACCGGCGTCGCTGAGCTCGTTGAACGCCTTAACGGCGTTGTCCATCGCGGGCTTGATCGCCTTGTCGTACAGCCACGTGGCTTTGTCACCGATCCACGTGAACACTGGCTTCATGACGTTTTCCCAGAGCCACGACGCCTTGTCCGCGATCCAGTTGAACGCGGGAGAGATCGCCTCCTCCCACAGCCACATTGCGATGGCACCCAACGCCTGAAACGCCAGGTAGATCGGCAGGAGGACGGCCGTCACGAGGACGGTAATCAGGATCTGAGCGGCCTGTTTGATGAAGTCGAAGGCCGGCTTAATGGCGTTTTCCCACAACCAGACGGCGACGTCGCCAACCTTCTTCATCGCCCACCAAATGCCGTCGAAGGCAGGCTTCAGGACGTCGTTCCAGACGAAGCTAACGATGTCCTTGATGGAATTCCACGATCCGTCGACAATGGCCCGGAACGTCTCGCTGTGGTTGTACGCGTAAATGATCGCCCCGACGAGCAGCGCGAGCACGAGCACAATCGCCCGGATGATCGGGACGATTCCCGTCGCGTTCAGGGCAACTGCCCATCCCGCCGTCGCGATCGTCGCGATGATCATGACCGACTGATAGAGGAACATGGCCGCTGCGAATGCCGCCATACCAATCGTGATCGCCTTCTGGGCGGCCCACAGACCCCACAGGACGAGGATCAGACCTGGCATGTTTACGGCGAGCCACGAAATAGCCTCGAAGAGAGGGCCGACGATCTTCATCATGCCCTCTGACGCAGGTCCCAGTGCCTTAGCGACGTCGAGCAGCGTCCGAAGCACGGTCTTCAGGAACTCGCCCAGTCCCGGGGTCGTCTCCTTCACGTACTGGAGGAACTTCTCAAAGTCGGGTGAGCCCTTCAGACTCGTCCCCCACTTCGCGAACTTGGCCGTGATGGAGTCGGACTTTCGGCCAATACCGTCCATGTGTGGGAGAAACGCACTGATGATTCCCGCGATGCCCTTGATGACGTTGCCGAACGCGATGCCGAAGCCCTCCACGGCCGGCTGAACGTTATCCGCCAGATCCTTTTTGAAGCCCTGCCAGAACGGCGTCTTAAGCTGGGCTGACGCCTTGTCCATCAGCGTCTGGATTCCGGCAGCTGCGCCGGTCACGAGCGGCGTCAGTCCGGGGAGCGACGCCTTCGCGCCGTCGACACCCCGCGTGAATATCGGCAGGACGTGCGGCTGAAGACTCTTCTGCCACTCGTCGAAGGCTTTCTTGATGCCCTTCGGTCCGGCGATGGAGTCGAAGAGGTCACGCTGAGCTGGAGTTAGCTTGGCTAGCGCCCGCTCGTACTCCTGTTGCTTCGTAATCGCCTGCGACGTCGCGGACATGCCCGACAGTCGCGCGGATTCAACTCCGCGCTCAGCGGCTGCCACGGACTCCGCGGCGGACACCTGCGCGGCTGCGGCGTTCTCGGCTGCGTCAGCTACGCGACGCTGGGCGTCTGCAACGTCCTGTGCCGCTTGGACCTGTGCACGAGCAGATGCCGCCTGCGCGTCGGCCACGGCTTCGGCCTCGTCAGCTACCTTGCGCTGCGCGTCAGAAAGCCGTTCGGCTGCATCCTTCACAGCCTCGTTTCCATCCACGCCGGCCTTCTGCTGCTTCGCCGCTTCCTTCTGAAGGTCGGCGTAGTCCTGCTTCTGCTGCTTCGCGTGGAGCTCCGCCTCGTCGGCTGCCAGTTGCGCGCGCTGGCGCTGCAGTTCCGTCGACGTCGGGTCGGACATGATGCGCTGAAGCTCGAGCTGCGCCTCCTGGACCCGGAGAGCTGCGTCCCGCTGGTCTAGGGCGCCTTCCTCCAGCTGGGCGTTCAGGTCCCGGAGCTGCTGTGCGGCGTCCGCTCGAGCGTCGGTGAGATCTTGCTCCGCCCGCTGTGCGGCACGCTTCGCGTCGACGAGGGAGCGCTCTGCGCGTTCCACTGCCTCCGCAGCCTGGCGCCGCTGGTCTGCGGCTCGCATCATCGCTTGAGCGACGGCTCGTTCCGCGTCCTCCACGGCCTTGTTCGCCTGCGCGATGGTGCGCGCGGCGTTGCGGTGAGCGGACGCTAGCGACTGCTGAGCGCCGGCCATCTGTAGCGCGCGCTGAGCTGCGGTCGTGGAGGCAGCTGCGCCACGCTGAGCGGCGTTCGCTGCGTCGTCCTGTGCAGCCGTCTGAGCCTTCAGCGCCTCCCCCACGCCCTTGATGGCAGGGACTGCAGCCAGGGCGAATGCACCGACGCCAGCGCCGGCAGTCGTGACCATGGCTACGAAGGCGCCCAGTCCGGCAGCCAGGACCGGACCCATCGGAATCGCCGTCAGGACGGCCATCTGAATGCCGAGACTGAGCAGCGCGGACCGGGCGCCGGAGGTGTCGATGTCTACGTCAAGATTGATGTCCTTCGCGTCGACGGCCGCAATCTCCGCGCGGAGTTCCGCGAGTGCCGCGCGTGCCGTCGCTGTGTCGGCGCGAACTGCGATGTTCGGGTGCGAGGCTCCGAGACGCTGGAGCTCTGCGTCGATCCGCTTGACCTCCGCTTCCGCGGATGCCACGTCGACGTCAATTCCGATGCGCTTCCCGGAGAGCGTCTCCATACGGGCACGAAGGCGCGCCAGTTGCGCGTCTACGCCCGTATCGGAGAGCCGGACGTCCAGCTTCGGCATCGCCTTGAAGGCAGCTTCGAGCTTCGTCCGCAGGGAGCGCGCGAAGGCGCCACCCGTGTCGGAGCCCTGACGAGCTCCCGCACGCTGTGCCGCCTGTCCGCCTGCGTTAATCGCGTTCGGCAGGGCTGGCGCGACCGTGCGCATCATCGCGTCTGCGATGGCGTCGCCCAGCCGTCGACCGGCGTCAGTTCCGACGCGATCGGCCGACGGCAGAACGATTGCCGACAGCTTTTGGTGGAAGTTCGGCGCGACGGGCACCACATCAACGGCTGCGGTACCGACAATGTCCAGATCCGCCATCACGCCTCCTTTTGCTGCTGTCTCATCCGCGGGTCAAGGGCCCGTCGCTGCTCGTCGCTGAGGGCGCGACGTTGCCCGCTCGTCCCCGTCGGGGGGACCCCGGGACGTGGTGTCGGCGTGAACGCCGGCGGCTTCGCTCCGGTGGCTGCGATGGCAACCATCCGGTTCAACACGAGCTCGTCTCTCAGGGCCGCTAGGAGCATTTCGACGCCGCTCCATGGGGCCTTGTCGGGACGGTGTTCGCCGGTTGCCTTCGCCATGACGTCGTCAGGCGCCGCGTTGCGGAGCTCCGTCTTCGTCCACGACTCCGCCGGTAGGCGGTCGATGTAGACGCGGAGCTTCCGCAGCGACAGGCGTCCCCGGTAGACGTCCAAGAGGTCCGTCCCCGGGTAGTACCGCGGGAGGTCCGCTTCTAGCGCTTCCGCGTGCTCCGTGAGGATGTGGTACGTGCTCCAGACTTTCCCGGGGCCTCCCCGGCGGACTCCATGGCCTCAGCCGTGAACTCGTTGATCTCGTCGAAGGTGGCGTCCAGGTCGATGAAAGTCTGAACGTCGTCCTCGTGGAGGGCGCCAGCTGCCCACGTGTCGTAGTCGCCCAGTCGAAGGGCGCGGAGGTACGACGGGCGCCACTTGCTGACGTTCTTCACGCGAAGCTCGGTACCGCAGAGCTTCGCCGTGCCGTAGTCGCCGTTCGCCTCGTTCTCCTGCGCTTCAGCGGAAGTCTTCTCAGTCATGCGCGCGGGTCTCCTATGTCAGGTGTTGTGGTTCTGCGCGGGTCGTTGTGGTTCTGCGTTGTGGAGCTGAAGCGGAGCCCCGGACCCGCGCGGTACAGGGCTCCGCTGGTTCGTTACGGCGCGGGGAAGAAGCTGGAGACGTCAACGCCTCCGTACTTGATCGCGCGCTTGACAGCCGCAGCGTTGCCAGCGCCCCGGTAGAACTTGAAGGTCATCTGAACGCCCATGACGTCGCTGGTCTGTGGCTGCTCGTCGCCCCGCTCCGTGACCTTGCCGTTCGGCATGTAGAGCCGAATACGCTTCGCGCTGTCCACCGTGTCGAAGATGAAGGCGTAGCGGAGATCGGCCGGCTTGTCGGGGAGGTCGTAGGTTGCGACGTCGGTCGTCGGCTCCAGCGCCGTCAGCGACACGTTGTCGTAGAGCGCCCTAACCATCGGGTTCAGACCCTCGAGGAAGGTGACCTGACTGGACTTCACGCTCTTCGTCATCAGGGTTCGGATCGGCTCGAGCGAGCCAGCCGCCTCCACGTCCTGCGACTCCTCTTCGATCTTGAAGAGGCCGCCCTCCGTGGTGATCCAGCCAAGGTTGATCCACGGAGAGTCGGGGTCTGCGAAGGACGCAGGCGCAGCGGAATTCACCGGCGCCGCGTACACGAGATAGTCAGTTGCGCCGAAAGTGAGATCGGCATTGCGGGTGTCCGCCATGATGCCTCCAGGCATGCGAAAGGCCCGAATGCCGGAGGCAATTCGGGTAGGGATTCGGGGAGTTACGCGGCCCGGAGGCTCACGGAGTAGGTGGCGCCACGTCGGTGCACGTCGGCGTTAGCCCACGGCTGCCGGGAAGGGCCGGACGGACACGTGATGTCGCTGATCACGGCGCCGTTCACAGGGCCGCGCAGGAAGAGGAGCGCGTCCCGAATGTCATTGGCCAGGGTCCGCGCCTCGTCCTCCGTGGCTGCGAAGACGTCGACTGCAACCCGCGGGTGTCCGCGAAATCGTGCGTCGTGTCCGCCGATGCGTTCCACGCGGACCATGGGGAGTCGTTGCTCCAGGTCTGCCGGCGTCTTCGATGCGCTGAAGGCGCCAAACGTGGCTTCGATCCAGGGGGCGAGCACCGCTTCGACGTCAGCCACTGCTCACCGCCTTCACAGCGTCGATAGCCGTCTGAAGAGGTGCGTACCGCGGGACTCGTCCGTCGCCGTGTTCCACTCGCCAGGCGTGCGACGCCTTGTTGACGAGGCGGGCGCCGTGACGCTGGGATGGCCGTCCACGGAACTTGACAGACTTCGTGATCGGCTGAACTTCGAAGCTGGCCCGGTAAAGGCCCGGGTGACGGTCCTCTTCCGGGTCACCGACAGGGCTGACGTTCTGAGCCTCGCTCTGCAGCTTCTCCGCAGCCTCCAGGCACGGACGCTGAAGCCATGGGCGACGAAGCATCGAGCCGATGCCGACATAGCGCCCGCGGTACTTGCTTCGGTACTGAGCCACTAGCCAGTCACCTCCTCTACTGCCGCCTCCAGGCGCGCCAGGGAGGTCAGGGGAAACTCAAGCGGTGTGCCAATGACGTCGTAGCGGCGTCCGTTGTGGTGGATGCGATCCGCGGCCCGGACGTCAGTGCCGAGAGGTGCGACGAGCACCCGCCGGGTGGTCACCGTCATGGACGCTGCATCCGTCTCGGATGCGGAGCCGACGGTGACTCCGTAGGGGCTCATGACCGTTGCGCGTTCGACCGTGATCATTACAGGAGGCCCGGGAACGAGCGTCCCGGCCGAGTCCCGCGTCATCGGGCCATCCCGCTCGATGACCACGGAGTCGTTCAACAGAGTTGCGATCAGGCTCATAGCGCCCGCCAGACGTCGACGGGTGCCACGTAGTCGCGGTCCGGAGCAATGTCGAGCATCCCCGCGCCGGCCGCCATGCCGACCGCTCGTCGCAGCCGTCGGCGCTCGTCGTCGGAGAGCATGACGCCGGTCTGAGCGTCCGCGTAGGACACGAGCATGCCGCCCGCTTGCTCAGACCGGACGCCGGATGGGTTGGTCAGGACGCGAGCCGCAACAGCCAGGGCGACGGACTTGATCCCCGGCTGTGGGGGATCCGTCATCCGGCCCCCCACTTCGCCGCGGAAGGCGTCCTCCGTCAGCTCGAGCGCTAGCGCGCACTGATCGTCGGTTACGGGCCGCTGCAGGAAGGCGCGAAGCTCAGTCGCTGTGAACAGTGCCATCGGGTGCCGCCTTCCGTCGCGCAGGTGCGCGCTTCGCGGCTGCCTTCTTCGCCGGCGCCGCTGACGGAGCGGGCTCCGCCAGTCGACTGGCGGAGGGCGGCTCCGCCCACGCCTTCGGGTTAGTGATCTTCGACGCGGCCCACGCTGGGACCTCGTCGGCGGGGCCGAACACGTGGCTCATCCCCTTGTCGTCCGTCACGTGGACGAACGCTGCCAGTCTGGCCATTCGTGAGTGCCTCGCGTTTCTGGTCAGGAGGTGAGGACGTCGGCCACGAAGGTCAGGTCCGGGGCCGCCACGACAGGAAGCGCAATGGCCGTCGCACGGGTCCACACGGTCTGCGGGTCCTCCGACTTGTAGGCACCGACAGCCACGCCGGCGCCGTCACCCTGGAGGCCGTAGCGCGGGTCGTTCGCCTCCACGGGAACGCCCCACAGCGTCTTACCGGCCGCGTCACCCTGCGCAGGCAGGAAGAGGATCTTATCCTCCGGCGTCACGCGGGTGGCCACGCCGTCGACGTTGACCTTCGCGTCGTAGATGACAACCGGCGGAATGTCGAAGTCGCCCAGGATGTTGTTCAGGTCGTCCTTCGTCAGAACGGTGGGGGCCGTCGACGCGCCACGGTAGGCCAGCTCGCGGATTTGCTTGTTCCGGCGCAGGAAGTTGTACGCCTTGCGAGACATGAGCGTGTACTCCGGCAGGCTGCCGTTCGTCTCGTTGTAGACGTCAAGCCACGTCTGGAAGTAGTCGTACGCGAGCGCGGTTTCCGTGTTGTTCCAGGCAATCGCTGCCGTCACGGAGTGCGAGACGGACCGGCCGAAGTCGACGGACGCCTGAACGCGGTTCTCGTTGATCGTCACGGCGCCGTTGAAGAGCGCGTCACCACGGGCCAGTTCGATACGGGCCGCAATGGCGTTCACGAGGCGAACAGAGTCAGCCTCCATGGCGTCGCGAATCTCCGCGTTCTGCGTGTCGACGTTCCGCATGCGGATCTGCTCGTACTCGCCGACGGGGATCTTCCGCGAGATGGGCGGCAGTTCGCCGCTCACGCGCGCCCCGCCCGGACGGGTGCCGATGTCCGACTCAGCGTCGTAGGCGCGGAAGACAGCCGCGTCCACGAGACCGCCTCCGCCCCGGGTGAACCGGTAGCTGAGGTCGTTGATGGTGTCGTTCGGGAGCCAGCGGTTCAGACCGAACTGGTTCTCTTCGCGGTCCCGGAGCGCCTCACGCGCGTAGCCGGTGAGCTCCGCAGGGGTCGCGTACTCAGCAATGAGCTGCATGGATGGTTACCTCTCTCAGACGAAGACGACGCGGGCGCCGAGATCGGTCTTGCCGGCAGCGTCAATGGCGACGGGGAGCTTCGCCTCACGGATGAAGCAGTGAAGGAGCATCGAGCCGACGACGGTCGTCGACGCGACTCCACGGCTGCTCACGACGTTGACGTCCGTGAAGAGGAAGCCCACGCAGGTTTCGCGGCCGTCCGCGGCTGCGTTGTCGTAGGGGCCGTACTTGCCCGAAGCCGTCACCTTGCCGAGCGGAATGCCGCTCTTGATGAAGCCCTGCGGGTAGTGGGTGCCAGCGGTGAACTTGCTGACGTCCAGGGTTGCGCCGACAGGAGCCTCGGTGCCGTGGGCGGACCCCAGCCAATCCCGACGGTCCTGACCGAAGCTCTCAGACTTGAGGCTGAGGTCCATGTGTCCTCCGAATGTGGGTTACTTGCCGTGTCGCTGGCGGTATCGCTCAGCGCCGGTCGTGATGGTCTTACTGCCGCCCACGTCGTTTCCGCGGGGGCCGCCGGATCGCGGCTGAACGCCGTTACCGGCGCCGTCGTTGCTGCCCTGGCCGGAGCCGCCGAAGAGCTTCACGAGCTCGTCAGCGTCGGCTTCGAGCTCTTCCTTCGTCGTGCCGCGGAGTCGCTCCGCCTGCGCGACGGAGAGCCCCTTGTCGAGCGCGATCTCCAGGACGAGCGCCTTGCGCACTGCTTCCGCAGCCGTGGCTTCCGCTGCAGTCGCTCGAGCGGCCTCCGCGTCCTTCTCCGCCTGGATCCGCTGCGCGTCCGTCAGCTGCTCGTCCTCGAGCTTCTTCAGGGCCGCGTCACGCTCCTTCAGGCGCTGAAGCTCAGCGGCGTCAGGAGCGCTTGTGGCCCGCTGCTCATGCTTGCGGGACTGGTGCTTCCAGTACGCCGCCTGATGTTCCGTGGACATCTCCGCAATGGGAGTCGCGTCCGGGTAACCGTGCTCGTTGACGGCCGGAGTGTTGCCACCTCCGCCACCGCCGGCGCCCGGGTCGTCCTCGTAGAGGGTCCAGGGCTCAGAGGCCAGGGTCAGGAGGTTGCGGCGTGCGAGAGTGCGACGAGGCATGGTGGGTTCCCCTGTCGGGAGTCGTCGGCCCATGGCGGGCGTCAGGTCGGAAGGTGAATGTCATCGGGGCCGGTGAACCGCTGTCCCCGGTAGCCCAGTACGGGACCGATCTCTCCGTGGTCCCGGGCAATGATGATCTTTCGGTAGTCGACGGCGCGTCCTCCGCGGTCCGCCTTACCTAGCGCCTCTTCCACGAGGTCGTGAATCTGGTCTAGGCGCTCTTCATCAATGACCTGGCCCGGGTCGTAGTCCGACCGGACCGTCTTGACGAGGCAGTCGCACCCGGGATGGATGGGCGCAAGATCTTTCTTGTGGTAGCGCTGCGTGGACGCGATCATGCAGAGCGCACAGTCGTATTCGCCCTGGAGCTCCCGGACCGTGTACTCCACGCCCGGCTGGTCTGCGGTGACCTCTCGCACGGTGCGCGTCCTGGCCAGCTGCAAATCCGTCTTCGCGATGGTGTCGAGACGATGGGCGCCACGCTCGAGCGCCACGTCCAGGGGCTCACCGTTGGAGAGTGCGTTCCAGACCTCTTTGAAGGGCCGTTCGTAGACCTCTTCGGGGTCGACGTCGCGCAGTGCGCGGCCGGTGACCGTGTCGAAGTCCAGGTCTACGCGGGACCGCTCGTCGGCTATCTCGCGGTAGAGGGTCTCGAGATAGGTGGCCGTCAGGGAGGCAACCTGTCGCTGGCCGGCCAGTAGGACCGGGAGCGCCTTGCGCTGGAAGCGGTCGACGTCCTCCCCGCGCCACGAGCCCAGATCAGTCCACGACCGGCTGACGCGACCCAGGACCGAAGTCCATACGCCGCGTACAGCCGTCCCGTACTGCCGGTCAAGCCGCGTCAGCGTCATCGGCGTCGTCCTCGTTGCGCGTGATTACGGCTCGCGGGTCGCGCTGTGGCGGTTGGCCGGGAGGAGGCGGAGCGTCTGCCGGCGTCGCGTTCAGGGCGTCCGCAGCCCGGTCGATCTCCATGCGGTCGATCTCCGCTGGGGTGTAACCCATGTCCTCCATGCGCTGACGCCATGGGACGTCGGCCGCCTTCTTCTTCACGGCTGCGTCGGCCAGTTCGGAGATGCTGCGGGACTCAGGGTCGCGCCAGAGCGTCTCAGCGTCGTAGGCCGTGGCCCGCTGCTCGTCGCCCAGCACGCGGAAGGCCATTCTCATGACCTCTTCCCACGACTCACCGAAGTTCCGCTGACGGTCGCGCACCTTCGCAACGAGGCCGGTCTCCGCAGCCTTCAGGGCGTCGCCAGAGACGTTGACGACGGCGCCGATCAGATAGTGCGGAGGGGTACGGGAGATGGCTGCCAGATCCTGTACGGCGGCTTCTACGGCGCGCACGTAGGGGACGAGGTCGGTAGCTGCGAACTCCCCGAACTTCGTTTCGGTGTCTTCGGTCGTCCAAAGCTTCCGGATGTCCAGCTGGAAGGGCTGGATCTTCTGGCCTGTGATCGGGTCCTCGTCGACCTCCAGGCCGGCGGCCCAACGCTGCCTGAAGGCGCCGTACTTCATGGCTGCAATCAGGTTGATCAGCGAAAGGTTGATCCGGTTCTGAATGCTCAGTACGTCCTCGTGCTCCGCGAAGCCTTCCGGCCGGCGGTTGCGACGGTTGACGAAGGGGACTAGCGGAACCTCTCCCAGCTCGTTCGTGCGGATGCCGTCAGCGGCGTTCGGGAGCGCGAAGGCGTCCCAGCTGCGGAGAGACGCAGCACGTCCAGTGAACGTCGGAGCCTCTGACTTCGTGGTGAAGTCGTAGACGTTGTCGGGCGTCCAGAGCGTCGCTCGAGTCTGCCCGGTCCAGTCGTCGCGCCAGAGTTTCAGGCCGGCTGCCAGCTTTCGGCGGCTGCCCTGTACGTGCTCCACGGCCACCTGGCGGGGTGTCTCGTGGGTCAGTGCGGGCCGTCCGTCGTCTCCCTTTTCGACGAGGACGAAAGCGCGTCGCTGCGACAGGGCGCCGTAGTGGACGAGGTCGGAGTCCGCGTCCATGCGGTTCTCTTGCCAGATCCGGTTAGCGTCCTCGTCGGCAGCCTTCGCGGATTTCCCGCCCTTTGCCTTGCCGAAGCGGAAGCCGTCAACGCCCATGCGCTCTACGGGCGAGTCGATGACGAGGGAGGTCCAGTTCGTCCGGGCGTCCCGCATCCACTCACGCGCTTCGCGCGGGTCGACACCGGGGACGTGCGGAAGGGGCGGTTTACCTTCGGTGTACTTCTTCAGGGTGTCGAGCCCTGGAGTTGGCTCTCCGTCCTCGTCGTGACCGTCGGGGCGCTCGTCCAGGATCTTCTTTCCTAGGCGCTGCAGCCACCATCCCGGGGACTCCACCTGACTTGCATCAATAGGCATTCACGGGCCCCCTCTCAGAAGGCTACGAGCTTGGAAGAGCGCTTCTTCCGCTTAGTGATTCCGGCCGCGACGGCATCCGCGCGGCACTCGTAGGCGAGTACGGCGCTCATGGCGGCGTCGATCTTGCGCGGCGACTTCGGGTGTTCCTTGCCGATGCCCATGTGATTGCGGCCCATCGGACGTCGCTTCGCGTTCAGCACATGGCGCGCGAGCGTCGCTCCCAGCTTCGAGAACGCGGCTTCGTCGTCAGCCTTGTCGGTGCCGGCGTAGCTCAGCGCCTTGTCGTCGACGGCCTCCACGAAGCGGTCTAGCGCGTGCTCCATGGCCGTCGGACGATTGGTCCACCACTCGAGCGGGCGCGCCTGCGTAGCGCGAACCTGAAGGTCTTCACCGTGGAGAGACGTCCATCGGTCTACGTAGTCCTGCCAGTGAGGCGGGTCGGCGTAGAAGCCGCAGACCTCGTAGCGCTCAAACGCGCGGCCTACAGCTGCATCGACGGCTTCGCGGTCGACTTGCCAGCCTTCGCCCTCGTGGCCTTCCGGCTTCTCCCAGCAACCCAGGAGCTGAAGGTGTCCATCAGAGACGCGGCAGACCGTCAGTGCCGTCGAGTCGTCCCGGATGGAGCCGTCGAAGCCGAGTGTGACGAGGTCCCCGTCTGCTATCTCTTCCGGCCGTCGGCAGACCTCCCACGCGTCCGGCTCCATCCATGAATCGGAGGTCGACGTACGGGAGTTCAGGAAGTAGCGCTTACCGTCCGCGGAGTCGTTACGCAGGTCGTAGAAGTCGTCGACGAGCGTGTCTTCGTCGATCCACTCCATCGCGTCGCCGTAGGCGTCACGCAGGGCTGCGCGGAGAGCGTCCTCGTTCTTCAGGTCTGTGCAGACGCCGTAGCGATGGTCGTACATGAGACGTGCACGACCGCGCTTCTTCTTACCCTCGCGGATCGCTTCGGCCTCTTCGTAGGTGCGTTCAGCTACGGAGTCCTGGCCCGGGGCGAACATCGTGGTTGTCTCGAGATACCACGTGCCGGCGCCCTTCTTCCTCTTGCGGAGGTTACGGGTCACCGTGGCGTACATGCGCCGCAGTTCTGGCGTGTTGTAAAGGTGGGTCTCGTCGAAACAGACCCACGTCTCTTTACCGCCGTCCTTCGACGAGGACGAGGCGGTCGACGGAGTGATCTCTCCGCCGTCGGGAAGGTTGATCTTCGTCAGCCCCGGGTCAACGCCCGGAATGCTGCTCAGTAGCGACGCCTCGTCGGTCAGGTTGAAGTAAATGGTGTCGTAGACGTTGCCCGTCTGGCCTTCCTCCGTCGCCATGATGCGGAGGTAAGGAACGCGCACCGGGCGGCCCATGGGTTCGCCAGGTTCGTAGACGTACTCGAAGCCCAGCCCCCACGGATCGCGGTAGACCTCCCCGCCCTCAGCCCAGCCGGCGAAGCGGCACGGTCCAAAGGCTTCGAAAAGGCCGATGCGGGCGCCCAGACCGCTCTTGTCGCAGCCCTTCGGGCGGGAGAAGAACGCTGAGTCGTAGAGCATCTTTCCGGCGTGATCGTCAACCGCGTAGCAGTCGACGACGAAGCCTGTGTACTCGTCACCGTGGCGCACCGGTTCGCCCTGAACGTCGCCAGGGCCGTGCACGACGAAATACTCCATCCACGCAACCGCCATCCACCCGAGAGAGCGGGAGCGGTCGTGACCGGGGGCGCGCACGGTTACGTGCGGCATTCCGGCTCCTAGCCTGTGAGACGCGCCCTGCGCGAGTTGATGTCAGAAACGTTCGGCGCGGAGCTCTGTACGGGCGCCTGACGCGTTGCCGTGGGATCGTCGACCTTCAGCTTCAACCGGGCCCTGTCCTCCGGCGTGGCGCCGTATTTTGCGGCACGGAGGCGCACCTCTGAGGCGAACTCCCAGCGGCCCTTTGTCCACATGACGTGGTGAAGGAGCGCGGTGTCGATCAGGAAGTCCCAGTCGGTGTCGATGAACGTCGTCGCCTGCGGGGACTCCCGCCAGGTCTGCCACCATTGAAGCGTGCGCGGGTGCCATTCCTCGTCGTTGGGGAGGATTCCCTCCGGCAGATCGGGGCCGCGGAGTTCGTCGTCAGGGGAGATCACAGTCTCCGGCTCCGCGGCGTTGCGCCGGCGCCGCTTCGTTGGGTCCTTTGGGGCGGGTCCGCGGCCGGCCATCAGTCACCATCCGCAACGAGCGTCAGGAGCTGGAATCCGCGGGCCGCGTAGTCGACGGCCACAGCCATCCGCGAAACTGCGTCGGTGAGCCGCTGTATGTCAGCGGTAACCCAGACGTGCGTCTCTTCGACGATGCCGTCAGCGCGCTCTACGATCTCGTGGTCCGGGTGCGAGCACATCAGACCACCTCGTCGTAGGTGGCTGCGAAGATGTCAGGCTTACAGGGGTAAAACTCACCCTGCACCCCGCGGATGATCCAGTCTCCGTACTCACCACGCATGGTGCCTTCAAGGGTGTCTATCTCGATGCTGTACGGGGCGAATGTAACGCCGTTGCCGACGACTCGTCCGCCACACCATCGGGCTACGTCATCCGGGGTGTTGGGCTCTGCCATCAACATGGCTTCGACTTCAACGGGCTTCTTACGAAATCGCGGCACGGGGGTACCTCCCGAGTAGGAACGGCGGGCGCCGTCCCATGTCGGGGGCTACGCCGTCAGCTTGGAAACCACCGCGGAGAGGTCCGCGAGGATCGACGGGCAAGAGCCATGTCGGCGGCCCGTCATTGCGATGTATCGGCCAGTTCCGTAGATCTCCACGGCTGTACCGTCGGGGCGTCGGATGCGCCGTCCATGTCGGACGTCGGCGCGACCCCAGATGTGCAGTCCATCGCCCGACGGGGACACCTCTACGTAGGTGGCGCCCGCGTCGCGCAAGATGGCTGCGGCCCACGGCTTCAGACGGCCAGTGAGCGGGTTAAGGCAGTGGTCCAGGTCGAGACAGACCACGTCGTCGACGTCGGAGAGGACGAAGCCCAGTCCGGTGCCGATGTGGGAGGCAGACGCCTCCGCGTAGGTGCTCCAGGTGCGCGCGTTCGTCGACGACGCAGCCTTGCCGGCCGTCGTCAGCGGGCGCTTATCCGCGGCTCGTCGGACCCACCTGTCGCGGGTCTTCAGCTCCACGGGGAGCGGGTCCGTCTTCGCTGCTCGATGGGCAGCCACCCGACAGCGCGTAGAGCAGAAGCGCGCGCGGTGCGAGTGCCTCGCTCCCAGCTGCTCGTTGCAGCTCTCGTGTGCGCAAGTCGGTGTGTTCATGGGTCCAGTCTAACGGGGCGTGTAACGGTAGTCCAGTGCCTGACCTGCACCGATATGGAGTGGACTCGTACCGGCTGGCTGTACGCCCGCCTCCCGATCCGGGGTCCGCGACAGTCCAAGAGGCCGGCGTTCGGGGCTCCAGCGGGCTCCTACGGGCGCCTGTGCGGCATCCCCCAGACCCGTACAGAACGCGAAACCCAGCACCTGTACGGTCTCCAGTGCGGCCGGCAGGGGGTCACCCCCCTGGTCAGGGCTAGTCGATCTTGGCCGTGAAGCCGGCTCGAGGCTCGCGACGATCACCGTCGGCCAGCTCCCCACGCACCTCCAGGCGCGACGGGATGAGCGTCAGCGTGATCGTTGTGACGCTTCGACCGCTTCGAGTTCCGACCTTGATCTTCGGAGCGTTCGCGATCAGTCCGACGTCAACGCCGTTGACCATGACACGAGTCGCGCTCACGCCGTCCTCACCCGTGTCGTCCGCCTCCTCCACCACCACGTGGGCACCGCTCATGGGCTAGTCCTCCAGTGCAGGGTGTGTAGTAGGTGGGCGCTGTATACGCACGCGCATACGGGCCGCTGCAGTGCCGCCCTCACTGGAGCTCTTCTGTGTGTGGCACCACCTACACAGCAACCTCAGATTGTCGTCACTGTGGTCATCGCCAGGGATGATGTGGTCCACATCAGTACCCCGCTGTGTGCAGCGTCCTGACACCTCGAAGAGCGTGGTACAGCGGTACTGATCACGCCTCTTGATGCGGCGCACAATCGCGGGCCAGTCCTTCGGGAGGCGGCTTCTGCGGGTGCTACCTGACCACGCCATACCGCCACCTCCTAGTCCGCCTATGCCTTACGCTGGCTGCCCTGTGCGGCCCTACAGAGCCGCGTCTCATGGGGGGTTGCGCTATGTGCGCTTACATTCGCCGTGCCGTGGTGCCGGCCGTGGTGCTGTCTTTGTTCGTGGTGGGGTGCTCCAGCGGGAGCGAAGAAAAGGACGCCAGCCCGCAGCCGCAATCGTCTGTGGAGGCGTCTCCGGAACCGTCGGAAGCGACGTCCTCCGCAGCCCCCGTTCCCGCGCTGAGCGTCGGGGAGACGGGCTCCTTCGACGTGGGCGAGACGGACGAGTACGGAGAGAACTTCAAGGTCACGTCGAAGTTGCAAGTGACCGTCGTCAGCGCGAAGTACGTGACGCCGGCTGAGATCAACACGTCGAACGAGCCGGAACACGGTCAGTTCGTGAAGCTGACGCTCACGCTGAAGAACGTGGGTCAGGCTCCAGCCGAATTCGCGGGCTACGGAGTGATGCAGTGGGAGGACGACGAGACAGCCGCTCAGGACGCCACGACGCTCGAAGGCGTCGGTGACGGTCCGGATCTCGACACCACCTACAAGCCAGGGCAATCAGTCACGGGATCCATGATCCTGGACGTCGCCCGACGAGGTGGCATCGTCAGCTACGGCGGGAGCGGTGATCCCGAAGCTACGGGACCGCTGTTCACGATCAAGCTGCCGAAGTAGCTCGTCCGCGCCCCACTCGCGTCGCCATGCGCGTTCCTCGCGTGCGCGAAGGTTTCCCGTCACGTCGTAGGCGTACGTCGCGCTGGCCCACTGGACAACCGTCGCGCGGGCTCGAAGCATGCGAGCCATGGCGCCTCCGGAAATAGCTCAGCCCCGCTCCCGGGAACTCTCCTCCGGGGCGGGGCTGCGTTGTTGGGCTAGCCGATCCGAATCGGGGTCAGCTTCAGCTCAGCGTTGTCGACGTCGATCAGGAGTCGGCTGCCGTACTCGTTGGGGTCGAACGGGCCGAAGCCCTGGCTCTCCCCGACGGCCAGCGTCTCCGTCCGCGGGGCAACGGCGAAGCCGTCCACGGTCTGACGGATGTGGAACGTCACGGTGCGACTCACCGTCGACCCCGTGTTCTCCACGATGACGCCGGTCCTGCCGTCGTTGACGATCGTGTGGTTGTTCACCGGGTCGCCCGTGGTCGCTACGAGGGCGACGCCAGCGCGGGTGAAGGTCGTCACGGACAGCTCAGCACGAGGCATTTTGACTCCAGGGGGTAGGACCCCGGACGTCGGGGCGTAGAGTAAAGAACTGAGCTCCCCCGATGTGTACAGCTTCGGGGGCGCTCGTCGTTTGTCGGGACGGGAGGATTCGAACCTCCGACTCCCCGCTCCCAAAGCGGGTGCTCTGACCTCTGAACTACGTCCCGGTGTGGTCGGGTCGCTCCTTTACGGCACTCCGGAGCTCTTCTCCTGCGGACTTGGGACACACCGCCCGACCGGCTCCCCGTCAAGGATTCGAACCTCGTCCTCCAGGTCCAGAGCCTGGCGTCCTGCCAATTGGACCAACGGGGAATGTGCTGCCTTCCTCCACGGCGTCACGCACCGCTTCGGCCCGCCGTCCGCCTCGTGACAGGCATCAGGCTCACCCGACCTCCGGAGCGGAGGCGTCAGCGTCGGAAAGCACAGGCGGGAGGAATCGAACCTCCGCGGGCGGTTTTGGAGACCGCTGCTCTACCACTGAGCTACGCCCATTCGTCCGGACCGTGAGGCCCGGGTGTCGGCCGTCGCGCCGCTAGGCCACGACCTCTATGCAGCTCCCGGTCTGCCCCAGGGCACCGCCACAGCAGAGCCCCCAACAGGATTCGAACCTGTGACCCGCGTCTTACGAGGACGCCGCTCTTCCGCTGAGCTACAGGGGCTTGACGTCGCGGTGGGATTTGAACCCACGATTACACCGCCGGGTGTGCTCTTCGGCGCGCGTGTACTGCCTCACACCGCGCGACGTCGGCAGGCGAACCGCATCACCCCTGCCCCGGGGCACCCCGACCGCTATACGCTCTCGGTGCCGTTCCTGACGTGGTCCCGGAAGGATTCGAACCTCCGCCACCCGGATTCGTAGTCCGGTGCTCTATCCAGGCTGAGCTACGAGACCAGTGACGTCGAGCCAATCCGCGGCCCCTCCGGTTATCCCGGTAGCGTGCGGCACCGACGTTCTTGGGGAGGTGGCTTTCCCGCCGAAGCGGCCCCGTACCTTCATCCTCGTCGTCCGTCCCCTGGACGTCGACGGGAAACCTATGAACGACCGGGGCCGCTCTACCGCGCATCTACCCGGAGGAGAGTACGGGGAGCGCAGGAGCGGCGCCGGTCGTCGGGAGAGGGAGTCGGGAGCCGCGCCAGTCGCCGGCGTCCGTCGATCTTCCCTCCTACCTTAGTTATGGGGTGCACGTGACGCGGGAATGATCATGGTCCGCGCCCTCCTCCGCGGGGCGTGTGCAAACCGTCAAACTTACCCCCTATTTCCAAAACCTCTTAACGCGTGTTGGAGAGTTGTGGAAATAGGGGTTAGTTTGACAGTTTGACCCTCAGTTGGGCTCATCTCGTAACCCGGCGTGCACAATTGACCCCTCGTCACCACTCTCCGCAGTTATCCACAGGACCCTGTGGACGAGGCGGCTCCGTTCGACGTCGACGAGGCGGACGAATTTGGCCGACGACGGGAGCATGCAGGGCCGACGAGGCTCCACACACTCCCGTCAGTCTGTTATCACTTCGTTACCAAAGAGACCCCCTCGAAGCTCTCCAGCTCCGACGAGATGAGAACTCTCGGCTCGTGCCCTTCGGGCCAGACCTTGATGGAGACGCCGAACTCCTGTAGGAGCCCCCGCCGAACTCCGTCATCGGCAGCCGAGTGCCACTCCATCGCCACCGTGCGGCCCGTGGGACGCGAGATCATTCCCGCCGGCCGCACAGGTTCCGCGGCAAGTTTCTTGATCTCAGCCGTCAGTTGCTCGTACCGAGACCGGTACCACTCCGCGTCCTCTTCGTCCTCGTAGAGCCCCGCCTCACGGTCGTCACGGAGCCGCTTACGAGCCGCTCGAGCGCCCGCTAGCGCCTCTTCGTTGCCGTTGCCCGGGTCGTACACCATCTCCATGAACATGTGGTCCCCGAAGTCGGTCAGGAAGACGTTCCTGACCTTCTCCTCCAGGATGCTCACTTGGATGGTGGGTGACGGCTGGCAGTCGGTGAGTCCGTGACGACGCGACATGCACGTCATGGACACCGGAGCCCCCGTGCGGTACAGCCGGTAGCCGCAGTTCCCACAGGTGCTCACTTCGGAGACGAGGTGCGTCCCCGACTGTGCGCGCTTCTTCCGCGGCTTCGGACGGAGCCGCTTCAGTAGTGCCTCATGGGTGGCCCGGTTCCAAAGGGGCTCCGCAAGCTGGATCGGCTTCCCGTCGTCCCCGATCACGGGCTTCCCCTTGTGCATGAGGTAGCCCAACGCGGCTTCCGACACGAGCATTTTCCGGATCGCTTCACCGTCCCACGCTGAACCGCGGGTTGGCTTTCCGCTCATGGCGCGGGTGTGGTCCATCGGGGAATAGACGCCGGCTCGAGTGAGGCGCGCGGCTTCACTGTCGACGGTGACTTGTCCCGTGGTATCCGTCAGAATTCGACGAGCCACGTCGCGGATGTTCTTTGCGGCGTCCTCCCGTTCCCGGAGTTCTTCCGGAAATGTCTCTCCGTGGTCCAGCGCGACGTGATCGATAGCCGCTTTCGCGTAGAGACGGACGTACCGGTATCCGTAGGCGTGGCGTCCGCGCTTCCGTCCCTTTTCCCGCTCAGAGACGGTCGTGCTCTGATTGCGCTTCTGAATTGCGCGCAACTCCATTTGCGCGCTCCATGCCTCCAGAGTGAATCGGTTTTCGTCCGCGGGGTCGTTCAGGTCCCACGGCCCTTCGTGCCCGTATGTGACGAGCATCTTGCCTGTGTCCCGCATCATGTAGCCGGTGTTGAGGCAGTCGACGAGGTTACGTCCCAGCCGGTCTACGGCCGCAGCTGCCACACCGTTGTACGGGCCCATCTTGTTCCGCAGCCACGGTCCCAGCTTCGGACGCGTCATGGGGTCAGTGGCTCCTGACACCTCCCAGTCGTCGGCCCACGCGATGATGTGGCCCCCGACAGATCGAACAGCGTCGATCACCATCGCTCGTTGGCGTTCGGGCGACGACGTGGCGTCGGTCTTGCGGGACAATCGGCGTAGACCTACGAAGCACAGTCCGCAGCCGTCATACGGCCGTTCAATGTCCGTGTCGGACATCGGCCCCTCCCTCCCTGGTTCGGGTACATCCTACAGTTAGGCTGCCTTTCTGTTCAGCAAGTCCCTCTACCCGAACTGGGGCCAGGACCACCGGGCCGCCGCCATACCGGCGGCGGCCTTCTTCCAGGGCAACGACGTCGTCGTGCTCCAGGAGGCGTTCGACAACTCCTCGTCCGACGCGCTGCTGCGGGGCGCCGCCGCCCAGTACCCGCACCGTACGCCGGTGATGGGCCGGGGCAAGGACGGCTGGGACGCGACCGGCGGCTCGTACTCGTCGACCACCCCGGAGGACGGCGGGGTCGCGGTCCTCAGCAAGTGGCCGATCATCCGCAAGGAGCAGTACGTCTACAAGGACGCGTGCGGCGCCGACTGGTGGTCGAACAAGGGCTTCGTCTACACCGTCCTCGATGTGAACGGCACCAGGGTGCACGTGGTGGGCACGCACGCGCAGTCCACCGACCCCGGCTGTGACGCGGGTGAGGCGGCCGAGATGCGCAGCCGTCAGTTCCGGGCGATGGACGCCTTCCTGGACGCCAAGAACATCCCGGCGTCCGAACAGGTCGTCGTGGCGGGCGACTTCAACGTGGACTCCCACTCGGCCGAGTACACCTCGATGCTTGCCGACGCCGGCCTGGCCGGGGCGGACGCGCGGACCGGACACCCGTACTCCTTCGACACCGAGGAGAACTCGATCGCGGCGGAGCGCTACCCCGACGACCCGCGGGAGGACCTCGACCACGTGCTGCACCGCGCGGGGCACGCCAGGCCCTCCGGCTGGACCAATGAGGTGATCAAGGAGGTCAGCGTGCCGTGGTCCGTCTCCAGCTGGGGGACCACGTACACGTACACGAACCTCAGCGACCACTATCCGGTGATTGCCTCCGGCCAGTAGGCGCAAGCCGCTGACGACGGTCTTGTGCCCGTGTCAGGGCCATGCCACATTGAGTCCGCACTCCGGACTGGTCCAGTCCACTTTGCCGTCAGGCACCCCCACGGACTCGAATGAAGGAGAAGCCCCCCATGAGACGCACGCTCCGCGCGCGCATCTGCCTTCCCGCCCTGCTGGCCCTGACCGCCGTCGGCCTCGGCTCCGGAACGGCCGGCGCCGCCGAGGCCGAGGCCGCCGGGAACCCGAGCCCCGGCGTCGCCGCCTCACCCGCCCAGTACAGCCTGCACACCGCTCTCGAACGCGATCTCGGCGACCGCACCGCCGGCTCGTACCTCGACGCCGCCAGCGGCGAACTCGTCGTGACCGTCACCGACGCCGCGGCCGCGGAGGAGGTGCGGGCGACCGGGGCCCGCGCCGAGCTCGTCACCCGGAGCATGGCCCAGCTGCGGGCCGCCATGGACACCTTGGAGTCCAAGGCGAAGATCACCGGAACGTCGTGGGGAATCGACCCGTCGACCAACAAGGTCGCGGTCGAGGCCGACAGCACCGTGTCCGCGGCCTCCATGGCGAAGCTGCGGGGCGTCGCCGCCCGGCTCGGGGACGCCGTGAGCATCAAGCGCGTCGCCGGCGAGTTCAAGAAGGAGGTGGCGGGCGGCGACGCGATCTACGGCGGCGGCTACCGCTGCTCCGCCGCCTTCAACGTGTCCAAGGCGACGACCCGTTACTTCCTGACCGCCGGACACTGCACCAACTCGGCGAGCAGCTGGTCCGCCACCTCCGGCGGACCCTCGATCGGCACCCGGGAGGGCACCAGC